TGGACGTGACGACCGAGGCGGCCGTGGCCGATGGTGAGGTGACCGATGGCGAGTAACCCGTTTGGCGAGTACGTCTGGGGCCGCGCGGCGGCCGAGGTCTTCGGCGTGGCCGACGCCCCCGGCGTGTGGCGGGCCATCGCCCGCCACGGCGCGGAGTACCCCGGCAAGCTGGAGGTGGTCGAGATGGGCCGTCGCAAGATGGTGCCGCGCGACCAGCTGGAGCGCTTCACCGCCTGGTACAACGCCGGGCCGGGTCAGTACGGTGGCAAGCGCAAGCCGGCGGGCGAGGTGGGCGACGGGCAGACCGAGACGGCCGCGCCCCTCGCGCCGGCCACGACGAAGGAGAAGGCGGCCGTCACCGACGCGCGGCGGGCCAGCCTGGCCCGGCAGATCGCGCGGTTGACGGGGATGTAAGCAGGCGACCGCCCGTGGTTGCGGCGGCCGGAGTCAGTTGGTTCAGGAGTGTACCCATGACAAAGAAGGACAGAGTAACCCCTCTCCAGGCCGCCCGGCAGTATGCGGTCGAGCACCCGGAGTACGAAGGGCGCATCGAGGTGGCGGTGCTGCGACCGAAGGGCCGGGGCGGCTGGGGCGTGATGAAGCAAAGCGTCACCGCCTGGGCGCGGGACGGCCAGGCGGTGCTGGCCAGGCGCGCGCGCATCTACGACGAACAGGCGCGCCGCAAGGTCTGGGGGCCGTGGAACGGTCACTGCGTGGTCTGCGGCCGTGTGTATCTGGTTTCGTCCGTGGATTACGTTTACCGCGCCGACGAGCGGGCCGGGCAGCCGCTTGGCCCGGAGAACGTCGCGGAGCGCGAGCGTTTCGTGCGCCAGTGGGGCAGCTATCTGCCCACGCTCAAGGAGCAGGGGCAGGGGGAGCCGGTGTACGCCCAACTGTGCTCCATCGACAACGTCTGCGCCACGTGCGCCGAGGCGCTGGGCATGAGCGCCCGGACGTGTTGGCCGCGGGGGCAGGAAGTAAACGAGATCGAGTGCCGGCCGGCCGGGTTCGCCCCGAAGCCCGCGCCGCCCGTGGTCTACATCGACTTGACCAAGAACGAGACGAACGAGTAGAGACACGGCCGCCCGTGGTTGCGGCGGCCGAAAGGACGAAAGGGAACTGCGATGACGACAGAGACGATGACCAACGAGACAACCAGGCTGGAAGAGTTGCTGGCGAAGGCCCGCGCGACGCGCGAAGCCCGGCGGCAACAGCAGGAGGCCGAGAAAGCGGCCGAGCAGGCCGAGTGGCAGCAGCCATTTGGCGAGGCCGTGGCCCGGGCGCGGGCCATCGTGGAACCGGCGCTGGGCGAGTGCGCCACCGAAGAGTACGACGGCAGCTACAGGCGCCTCCTCGTCATCCCCCGCGTCTGGAAGGGGCTGGTGACGTTCTACATGGAGACGGGAAACGGCGGCATGTGGAAGCTTGCCGGCGCGAAAGCGACCTGCTACCTCGCCGGGCCGGATGAGTGGGAGTTGAGCGGCCCGCTGGCGTGGCTGGCGGCGATGGACGACCTGTTCCAGGAGCGGCGCAAAACTGCCCTGGAGTGTCGTACCGCGATCATGGACGCGACGCGCCACGAGACGGTCGCCCGCGAAACCCACGCTCAACTGCTCGCGCTGGACGAGACACGGGCCGAAGAGTGGGACGCGCTACTCGCCGCGGCCCATGACCGCATCGCCGCCCGCGCGGCGGCCATGGACGCCTACGTCCAGGCGCTGGGCGAGTGGCGGTACAAGTACGAAGAGACCCTGGCGGACGACATCGAGCCGACCATCACCGATGGGGAGTACGAGTGGCACAAGGTCTGGGCCGGACCGGAGCCGAAGCCGGGCTTGAACCTGGCGACGATCATGGAGTGGCGCTCGTCGCCGCTCCTGGTCGAGAGCAACTGGCGCGAGGAGCGCGGCCGTCCGGTGGCCTGCGCGATGGTCGAGGCGCTGGCCGACGAGCTGGCCGAGTATGCCGAGATGCTGACGGTCGGGAGGGGACATGAACAACCGGGCTAACTGGTATCTGTATGGCCTGTCCGGCGGCATGGCCCTGATGCTGGTGGCGATAGTGGCGACGCGCTACCCGGCGGCGTGGGCGGCGTTTGCCCCGCTGAGCTTCGCGCTCAGCCTGGCCGCCGGCCGCGCGGCGCGCGAGGATGGCGTCGCCGCATTGCCGAGTTGAGTCAATAGGTCAACAGGAGTAACCCCATGTCAACAGCAACATTACCTGACAAGTTCGACGAGCTGGCCGCCCGCGTGGCGGCCGATGATGCCGAGCGGGAGCGAGCGCGGCGCGCGGAGTTGGCCGTCGAGCAGGTGCAGCAGGATGCGCTGCTCGCCACCGCCCGCGAGATTGTCGAGTCTGCCCTTGGCCCATGCGACGTCGTGCGCGAGTGGGGGTGGACTAACCGTTTCCTCGTCAAACCCGTGGTTTGGCGAGGGGTGGTCGAGTTCTCTATCTGGGCGTATGACGGCCGGTGGTATTGTGGCAGGCACGGCCAGGATTCCGTGCCTGCTGACTGGGAAAATCTTGACGCGGCTCGGTTTCTAGTCCGGTTGCAGCGGAGCTTTGAAACTCGGTTGGCGCAGGACATCGGTTACGGAGTCGACCGTCTGACCGCGGCCCGCAGCCACGCCGCGGCGGCCGAGGCGCTGGCGGCACTCCTCAAGCTCGCCCCGGAGCGGGCGGACGAGTGGAACGCGCTGGCCGAGGAAGTCCGCGCCGGCATCGCCCAGCGCGAAGCGGCCGTGGACGCCTACATCGCCGCGCTGGGCGATTGGCGCGCAAAACGCCAGGGGTCACAAGAGTTCAATAAGGAGTTGCTGGCCGAGGCCCAGGCGCGGCTGGACAGGGAGTTTGAGCGCTGCGAGGCCAGCGTCTTCTACCGCGCCGTGGATGAGGATGGCGTCAACTGCATCCATGATAGCCGCATCTGGCTGCTCGACGCCGAAGATGCCCACGGCTATGCCGAACTCGGCGACGGCTACTACCGCGTGTTCGACAGCGGCCGCATCGAGGTGCGAAAGCTCTTCAACGTGGCCTGGATCGGCGCGCCTGTTCGCCAGCGGCTGATGGAGGCGGGCTATGGGCCGTGGCGGGCCACTGTCTACTTCGATGACATTGGCGAGAAGCTCTACGCCCTGCCGTGGGATGTAGAAGAAGCCCATCGCCTGCTGGACGACCGGCTGGAGCCGCTGGCGGAGGAGCCAGACCCCTACGACTTCGGCCTTGACGGCAACTGGACGGCCGCCGAGCGCGACCGCATCGAGGCCGCCGGACACACGGTTCGTTCCGACGAGCCGTTCTAGCGGAGAGGGAAGCATTAGCCCCCGGCCGTCGGAAGCGACCGGGGGCCGGGCGGGGGTAGAGCCTCCCGCCTGTGTCGCAGTATACAACAAGTTGAGGTAGAGCAATGAATCCGTATGTGGTGTGGTTCTTGATTCTGATCGCCGTCTTCCCCCTGACCGGCTTCCTGCTGGTGACGGTGGGCCAGCCGGTACGGCCGTTGGGCCATCTACTCAAGGCATCGGGTTTTTGGACGCTGGTGGTGTGGGTCGTGCTGGCGGCCGTCTTCGTCTGGGGGGCCGCGCAATGACGCAACAGACCGAGCGCGTCCGCAACGCCATCAACGGCCTTCTGAGGCGCAACCGCCGCACGGAGGGTGTCGAGGTCGAGGAAATGTACATGAGCCGGGAACTGTTCGTCGCCCGGCTGCGGCAGCCCAAGATCATCGAGGGCCGGTACATCGACGTAGACAAGACGGTGGACATGGCCGACCTGTTTGAGATGCATGACGCGGAGGCGGGGCGTTAGGCCCCACGCCACTTGCCGGGGAAGGCCCGCTGCCCGGCCCGTGACGGGGGCAACGATGGAACCGACCTCTACGCCGGGATAGGCCCCGGCACCGTCGGCCGGGCCGCACAGGTCGAGCGAGGGAACGAGCAATGGACAACGTGAAGCAACTAAGAAAGTCACTATCGAAGGCCGAGGCCACCTTGCGCCGGGCGCAGGCGGCGTACTCGACGTGCCTCCTGGCGAGCGACCACGCCGGCTGCGCGGCCGAGCAGGACACGCTGGCCCGCGCCGAGCGCGAGGTCAATGCCCTGCGGCACAAGATGGCCGAGGCCGAACGCCAGGCCGGGCGGAGGATGGCCTGATGGACACGAGCAACGTCTGCGCCCGCTGCGCCGGGCCGGGGGCCAACACCTACTCCGGCGACGAGTGGACGCACTATTACATGGGTGACTGCATCGAGCATCTACGCCGCCGCGCCGAGGCGGCCGAGCTTTCGGCAAGCCGCAACCGGGGAGCGCTGTGGGACGAGCACCAAAGACTCCAGGCGGCCGAGGCGAAGGTGGCCGAGTTGGAAGACAAGCTCGCCCGGCAAACGTTTGTGACGGACCGACGGCCGCCGGAGGGCGAGCCGGTCGAGGTGCTGCTCGTCGCCCAATGGGAGCCGCGAATTGTGCCGGAGGCTCGCGGCCGTTGGCGCGACCGGCGATACGAGACGCTGAGCGGCGTACTGGGCTGGCGGCCCAAACAGGAGTAATGACGCCATGACCAAGAAAATCTACGATGAATTGACGGAAGACCAGTTATCTGTTCTCTACAAAGCGCGTTTTATGCAGGACTACCCTGACAGGTCTCTTCTGTTCCGGCGAATATTCAAGCTCGACGACGCGCTGAAAGAGGCCCGCACCTGGCATCCCATGACGGAACCCCCACCCTCCAGCGAGCCGGCTTACCTTGTGGCCGCCTGGAGCGGCGACGAGTGGTATTACACCACGGCCTATTGGCACAAGTACCACGACCTGATCGACGATGAGGAAAGCGTCGGCCGGTTTATGACCGGCGAGTATGAGTGGTTCCAATTCGAGGGCCAAGAACCCTATCCGTTCGACGCATCCAGATACTCGCTCTGGCGCGCGATCCACAACGAACCGCCGCCGCCCAACCCGACCGAGTACGTGCGATGACCCGCCAAACCCGCCCTTCGTACACACGGTCGCGGCCAAAGGCCGAACGTTGCGGGAAATGCGGCAAGATGACGCCGTTGGACAAGCTCTATTGCCAGAAAAGCGCCGATGACCTCTTTCTCGTAACCGAACCGGCGGTTTGCGTGGAGTGCCTTCAGGTGATAGAGGCCGCGCAGCGGGTGGCCACGGCGGAGGAGACGGAGACACCATGAGATGGTATGACGTGAATATCGCTGGTCGCTATGAGGGTAAGCCGCGCGAGGTCAACGAGACCGTGCAGGCCCGCAACGAGGAGCTGGCGGTGAAGAAGGCCGTGGCGGCCGAGCTTGACCGCCCTGACTGGAGCGAAATTGTGTGGGACTTCTCCGACGGCGGGCGGATGGTTATCACCGTTCAGGATGACGAGGATGGTTATAAGACGCTCAAGACCAAGCACACCTCGCTGTACGATCTGGTCACCGAAGTGACCGACGGAGCGCGACTGTCGCGGCTGGCCGGCGCGCCGGAGTTGCCGGGCCTGTCGGATGGCTCCGCGGCCGAAGGCAACGCCGCCTCGCCCCGGCGTCTACCATCCCGCTTCTTCCGGGTGACGTTGCGCGGCGAGACGCCCGACGGCTACCAAGTGTCACACGCCTCGACGTACCGGGCGTGGACGCATGATGGAGCATTGGTCAGGGCGATGGAAGCGGCGCTCGACGTTCGGCCCGGCGACGGCCGTTGGGTCAAGGGCTTCGCCGGCCCGGCGCTTAGCCCGCGCCTGAAGCACGGCCAGTTGTTTCTGGAGCTTATCGGCCCACCCGGCCCGAAGCGCGGCCTGACGGTGAAGGGCAGCACGCTATGGGACATCGTGGAGGAGGTCAGCCCGCCGTCATGGGCCACGCCGGACGCCGCACCTGACGCCTACCAGCGGCAAGTGCTGGCGACGTGGGGCGCGGCCGGCGGCTCCTTCACCGCGCAGCTCCTTCCCGCCGTGCTGGGCCTGGTTGGCGAGGCAGGCGAGGTGGCCGACCTTATCAAGAAGCAACTTTTCAAGCCGGGCACGGTGCGCGACAACGCGGCCGTCATTGATGAACTGGCCGACGTGGCCTACTACCTGGCCGTCTTGGCGTCGCTCTACGGGGTGACGTTCGACGGGCTGTTCGCTCATCTGGCCGGGAAGCTGGCCGGTGGGCACGGCTGGGTAAACCCGTCGAATTCGACGGGTTTGGAGGTGGGTCATGAGTGAGTTGAAAAAGCCCCGGCCCAAAACCAGACGGGCTTACGACTACAACGAGTGCCGGGACTGGCTCGAAGTCAAGTACGGCTATGACGAGCGTGACTATGCCCGCAGGTATGACGATGGCGGCCATGACGCAACCGCTCCCTACCGGGACTTCTGGCACTTTGTCCTCGACATGGAGCAGGTTCATAACGGTTGCTACATCACCATAAAGGAGGATTGGCTGGAGGATGCGGAGCCGTGGCAACAGGAGATCGTCAACCACTACCTCAGGCACTTCGGGCGCGTTGTTGACGGTATCCGTCAGGCCGCGTTCTGGGTAGAGTGGTAACAGTCACAAGGCCGACAACCGACAACGGAGAAATCAATGACTAGTGACAATTTCAAACATCCCTACATGGCCGTCGCTTGCCCCTCCTGCGGGGCAAAGGCCGGCGGCTGGTGCAAGCGGCCGTCGGGCCACAGCGGGCCGTTCGTGGCCTTCCACGCGGCGCGGCGGAAGGCGGCCGAGGAGGCCGCAACTCAGGCCGAGGGGCAGGGGGAGAGCGTCGCCCTCGTCACCCAGACCGTGCCCGGTACGCTGTCCTGGGCAGTGGAAACCCATATCCGCGTCAAGGCGGAGCAGCGCGAGGCGCTGTGCTTCGTCCGGTTAGGCGACTTCTACGAGACGTTCAACGACGACGCCATCCTGACGGCCGCGGCGCTAGACGTGGTATTGACCAGCCGGCCGTTGGGGCAGGGGCAGCGTATGCCCATGACCGGCTTTCCCGCGCACGCCGGCGAGAACTACTTCGCCCGGCTGCTGGCTGCGGGTCACAAACTGGCGGTGATCGAGCCGGACGGGGCGGCGCGGACGCTGACGGCGGCCGTGGCGACTGTATCCGAGACGGTTGAAGCCGAGCCACTGGTGCTGTTCCTGTCTGTGCCGAAAGAAGCCATTGCCGGCCGCGGCGTGCCGGTGCAACTGGCGTTGTTTTAGGAATTTAGAGAGACGCGAGGGAATGATGGCACGCCAAAGCGACATAGCGTTGCAGCGCCAACTGAGAGAACGGTTGGTCGCAGCAGGGTACGAGAGACCATTGGATATTCGATATATCCGGCACGAGAACGGTAAACACCTTGATGCCGCTGTGTTCTATCGCGGCACTGCCCCGGTAGCCATTTTCACTACTGACGGCGAAACCTGGAGCCGGCAGAGCGATTCGGCCGCCGGACTGGAGCTTAGCGCAGGAGAACAGCCGGCACCATCGCGAGGTGAGAGTCGGGCGCCCCATGAACCCATCGAGCGCGTAGCCGATGCGTTCATGGGCATCCATGCGCTAATTGGCGATCTGATTAAGAGGCTGACACACCTCGATGAGCAGAGTGAGGGCGCGGCGCTTTCGGCCTCACTCACCGTCACACGCTTCGGAGGCGTTCCGGTGCTGGTGGATAAGAGCTTTACCCCGGAGCGCGATTTGGCGTGGCGCAGCACCGAACACACTCCGCTGTGGAGTCTGTATTGGCGCGAGCCAGTAGCCGCCGGATGCGACTCAGTGTCCTGGTTCGTCTCGCTTGACAAGGGCGCGGACGGCCCACTGCACCTGCACGTGCGCCGGGTGCGCGACCGTGGGCGAAGGGCAGTCACGGACTGGATGATCGAGGTGGACGGGCTAGAAGAAGTCGCGGCCGACCAGGGACAAACATCATGAGTAACACACAACCAATTCAGCCGCAGGCCATCGAGGCCGAAGGGGCCATTGAGGCCCTCCATATCCCCGTCGCGCTCATCGACCGCGACCCGGCCCAGCCGCGCACCCACTTCGATGAGGCGGCGCTGGCGGCGTTGGCCGAGAGCATCCGGCAGCACGGCGTCATCCAGCCCATCGAGGTTGAAGAGACGCCCGACGGCCGCTACCGCATTCACCACGGCGAGCGGCGCTGGCGGGCGTCGAAGTTGGCCGGGCGGGAAACCATCCCGGCCGTCGTCGCCCCGGCGCGCGCGGCCGATGAACGGCTGGTGCGCCAGGCGCTGGAGAACCTCCACCGCGAAGACCTCAACCCCATCGACGAGGCCCGCGTCTACCAGGGTCTCATCGACCACGGCTGGGCGCGGCTGCGCATCGCCCGCGAGACGGGCAAGTCGCTACCGACCATCAACGGCCGGCTGGCGTGGCTGAAGCTGGAGCCGGAGGTTCAGCGCCTCGTGGCCCTGGGCCATCTGTCCAAGGACGGCCGCCTGGCCGAGAAGCTCTACGTCCTCCCGCCGGAGGCCCGCGTGCCGCTGGCCGGGAAGCTGGCACGGCACGGGCTGGGGTTGCAGGCGTCCCTGCGGGCGTGCGACCGGGCGGCCGAGGAGATCGCCCGCAAGGCCGAGGCGCTGGAGGAGGGCCGCCGGCACCACGCCGACCGCGCCGCTGGCGTGCCCAGAGCCAATGGGGCGTTGGGGACGGGCGACCCGCCCGGCCGCAACGGTATGGCCCATCCTGTGCCGCTGGTGGCCTACGGGGCGGGCGGCCGTCGGGCGGTGACGGCGACCATCGGCGCGGCGGCCGAGGCCATGTGCCGGCAGTGCGCGGTGCGCCCGGCCGGGGCCGACGTCATCCCGGCGTGGGAGATCGTCGAGCGGGCGGCGGCCGAGACGTGCGCCGCCTGCGTCAGGCGCGACGGCCCGCCCATCCCCAGGGTGTGCGAACTGTGCCAGGGGGCGGCGCTGTTGGGGCGGCTGGTGGGGGCGGTGAAGGCGCAGGAGGCGGCGGAGTAACACATGAAACAGGTGTCCCTCTTCGACGACCAGCGCCTGACTTTGAACGGCGCGATTGAACTCAGTCTGGCGAGTCTGGAAGAGTACGGCCGCCGCTACCGGCATTGGGCCGTGGCCTACTCCGGCGGCAAAGACTCCTCAGCCACGGTTGCGTTTGTGGCCTGGGCTATTAAGTCCGACAAGGTTGAGCGGCCGGACTCACTCACCATCCTCTACGCCGACACGCGCCAGGAGTACCCGCCGCTGCACGCCACGGCCGTGCAGGTGTTGGCCGCCCTGCGGCGCGACGGATTCGACAGCCGCGTCGTGCAGCCGGCGCTGGACGACCGCTTCTACGTCTACATGCTTGGCTACGGCGTGCCGCCGCCGTCGAACCGCTTCCGCTGGTGTACACCAAAGCTGAAGATCGAGCCGATGGAGCAGGCGTTGGAAGCGCGTCGCGCCGAGACGGGCGAGAAGTTCCTGATGATCAACGGCGTGCGGCTGGGCGAGAGCGCGGCCCGCGACCAGCGCATCGCCCTCTCCTGTTCCAAGGACTCAGGCGAGTGCGGCCAGGGCTGGTTTCAGGTTCGGCCGCCGGACGCGGCCGGGGACACGCTCGCGCCGCTCCTCCACTGGCGTCTGTGCCACGTCTACGACTGGCTCTACTTCGAGAACGGCCGTCACGGCTACCCGGAAGTGGCCGGGATTGCCGACGTGTACGGCGACGACGAGGTGCGCACCGGCTGCATCGGTTGCCCGCTGGCCAGCCGTGACACCGCGCTGGAGAACCTCGTCCGCCGGCCGGAGTGGGCGCACCTGCGCCCGCTCCTAGAACTCAAGGGCATGTTCCGCGAGATGAAGCGGGCCGAGTGGCGCAAGCGCAAGGCCGAGCCGGAGCGCCGCCAGGATGGGGGATGGTCCAAGAACGGCCAGCGCAAGGGGCCGCTGACGATGGCCGCCCGCGCCCACTGGCTGGACAAGGTGCTCGACGTGCAGCGCCGCTCCGGCGTCGATCTTATCAACGCTGAGGAGGAGGCGCGCATCCGCGAGATGTGGGCACTGGACATGTGGCCGCGCAAGTGGTCGGCGGCCGACATCGACGCCGACGAGCTGATCGACCGCATCTCGTCCGTCGGCGGCGACCTGGTGGTGCAGCCGGTGATGGTGAAGCCGTGAGTGACTTCGACTGGGAGGCCACCGATGACCGAGAGTGAGATGGCGGCCGTCATCGACCGGGCCGTGCGCTACGCCGTGCGCGGCGAGGCCAACCGGCGGCCGTATCTTTTGGACGACGAGACGGTCGCCCGCGCCCACGCGAGCCACATGGCCGGGCTGAACCTGCAATGCCTGGGGCGGCACTACGGCGTGCGGGCGGGCTACCTGGGAAGACGGTTCCGCGAGCTGGGCCTGCCGGTGCGCAACTATACGAGCAAGCGGGCGCGGGCCGCGGCGCTGGCGGCCGAGGAGGAAGGTGAGAGATGACCGACATTATCAGCCGCGCGGTTGGCCGGCTGCGGCCGGCGCGCATCATTCGGGCCGAGAGGATGCTCGACCTGCGGTTCTTCGTGGGGCTGGCGCTGCTGCTGGCGGCCAAGGGGCTGGCCACGCTGGTGGGCACGCTCGGCCCGGTCGCGCTGGTGGCGTGCGGCGTACTGGCGCTGGCGGCCGTCCTGCTCTGGTTCTACCGGCCGGCGGTTATCACCGCCTACATCCCCTTCGAGCACTACCCGTGGGATGAGGAGATCGTCATGGCGCGAGTGGCCGAGACGTTGACCTGCCTGTGCTGCCTGCGCCGGCTCGACCGCCCCGGCCATCTGGAGGTGACGCGCTGCCGCTGCGGCACGGTCTACGGCACGGCCGGCGCGGCGCTGTACGTGAAGTGGGCCGGCGGCCGGGAGGGTTAGACCATGTGCAAAGTGGCGCATCTGCGCCAGGAGGACAGGCGTGAGTAGTGTATATGCTATCTGGAACTATCAGACGAAAGAGGTCGATTTCCTGCATGAGTTGCCATCGGACTATGTGGATTACATTTCGCCCGACTCTGTGATCCGCCACGAAAAATACGTCGCCCAGGGCGACTCGCCTATCGAGGCAGCGGCGAAGGTGTGGAGCGCGGGCAACGCGGCCCACGAGCAAGACCAGGCGATACTCGCTCAGATCGAAGCCGGCCGGAGGATGGGCGAAGCGCTGGGGGTGCTCAAGCCAGACGTGCCGCCGCAACCGCGGCCGAACGTCACGAACGACGCAGCGATGAACGACACCGGTTGCCTGTGGGTGGCGCTGATGATTATCGGGTTGAGCGCCCTCTTCCTCGCCGCAATACTGTCCCTGAACGCCGCCTGGCCGTGGCTGGAGCGCGTGGGGTCGCTGGTCTACGGCTGGGTAGTGGGCCACGCCGCGGCCGGCGCCGTCGCCGCGGCCGGCGCCGTCGCCGCGGCCGGCGCCGTCGCCGCGACCACGACGGCGACGGCCGCCTTTGGGCTGGCGTGGTGGTTGGACGAACGGGACCGGCGATGAGCGCCACCGGCTACCCCTATGTCTACGTCTGGGGCAATAACGAGAAGCGCGTCACGCTGCGCGGCCGTCGTTGCCGGGTGGTGACCCGTGGGACGCTCAACAGCGCCCTAGTGGAGTTTGAGGGCGGGCAGCGGGAGATCATCTCGCGCAATGCCCTGCGGAGGGTTAGATGAACATCATTCAGATCATCCGACAGCGCATCGAGCGTCGTCGTCGTCGTCTGGCGGCGCTGGACATGCTCATGCGTGTGATCGAACGAGAGGCGCTCAACGCGCTGCGGGAGGACAATCCGTCCCTAGCCCGGCTCATCGAGCAGGCATCCGGCAGCGGCGCGAGTTATCGAGAGATCATCGGCATGGTGGGGGCCACGCGGCACGCATCCACTATGAGCGTCGAGACGCGCGCCGCCATCCGCGCCGCCATGCGGCAGACGAGGGAGGCGGCCGGTGAGTGACACGACGTTCGACCTGGACGCGCTGCTGGATGAGGTCGTGCTGCACGCGGCCGTCGCCGGTGGGCGCGATCCGGCGCTGGTGGCTGCCGGGTTCGGCGCGTCGCGGACGGTGGCCGCCGCGGCCGTCGCCGGTGGCCCTCCTGCGCGGCGCGGGCCGTCCAGCGCCAACCGCTGGACGGCCGCGGAGCGGGCGTTCCTGGAGGCGTGGGCCGGGGAGCTGGGCGACAGGGAGATCGCCCGGCGGCTGGGGCGGTCGGAGGCGGCCGTGCGCGTCCGACGCGTCCGCCGGGGCCTGCGCGGGCCGATGGTCTACGCCGACTACCTGACGGCCCAGGACATGGCCCGCGCCCTGGGGGTGGACGTGAAGTCGATCTGCACCCTCATCGAGCGGGGGCTTCTGCCGGCCGAGATCGCTCCGCTGCCGCAGCGCAAGGTGTGGCGCATGAGGCGGTCGGCGTTCGTGGCCTGGGCGGTGAACCCGCTGCACTGGCCCTACTTCTACCGCGTGGTGCGCGCCCCGGAGCGCATCCGCGACGAAGCCCTGCGACGGCTCATCGTGCGCCGCGCGGCGGCGTGGGGCGACGCGTGGTGGACGACGGGCGAGGTCGCCGCCTACCACGGCGTGAGCGACCGCGTGGTCAACCGCCGCATCCTCGCCGGGCGGCTGGCGGCCGTGCGCTGGAGCAACTGGATGGTGCGCCGCTCGGACGCCACGTCGCCGGCGACGCGCTTTTTCGGCGGCAAGGGCGGCGCGATGCTGGACCTGTACGGCACGCCGCGCGGCGATGCCTTCCTGGTGCTGGCCGCGGCGGTGGGGATACCCGACGCCCAGATCGGCCGCATGGCCGGGCGCGAGGGCAACAGCGCGATGCGTATCCGGCTCGACGCCCTCCACCGCGCCGGGTACATCCCCTGGCTCATCCACGCCTACGAACTGCCGGTGGCGTACCGGCCGACCGACGGCGCGCTGTGGGCTGACTGGCGGCCGCTGGCCCACCGCTTCCCGCGGCTGGCGCGGGCGTGGGCGCGGTGGGAGGCGGGTGAGCTGCGGCGGCGCGACGAGCGGAGCGAGCGCAACCTGGTCAACGGCGTGCTGCGGGCGGCCGTGGCCTGGCACATGGGCGAGGCGGGCGCGGCGCTGGTCGGCCGGCTGGTGCGTTGCGATAGGGCGGCCGAGGCCGAGGCGTGGGGGTTGTGGGAAGGGTGGGCGGCGGCCGAGTTACCGCCGCCGGGAGGGTGACATGATTGAAAGCGAGTTTGTGCTTCTCTTGGGCGGGTTAGTGGTTATCCTATTTCTGGCCGTCGTCGTGCTGGAAAGCATCGCCGAGCGGCCGCCGGGCAAGAGGTGAGGGCAGAAGTGGCCGTCGCCCTACTAGACCCGCCGGTTCCCCCTTCGTCTTTCCCCGGTCAAAATCCCGACAAAATCCATAAGACATAAACCGGCGGCCGTCTACCGGCCGCCGGTCGCCTGTGGTAAAATTTATGTCAATCGGCGGCCCTGGCGGCGGCCGATGGCGGCGGGGTGTCCGTCGCCGAAGCAGTCGCGGGAGTGGTTCCCCGCGACGGTAGACAGACGGAGTGTATGCCATGTCAGCAACGCGAATTGGTTCTATCCGCGTCCCCATTGCGGTCAGCGTCGGCCTGCGCGACGGCGAGTACCGCTGGTGGGCGGTCATGCCCCGGTGGGGCGCGCCCCCGGATACCCCCTGGGCCACGGCCGCGCCGGCCCTGCCGCCGGGCGGCCGCATCTACCGCGAGGCGTCGGGGTATCTGGCAGATTCACCCTGCTTTCTGGTGGGCGACCGCTCGCGTGGCCGGGAGACGCCGGAGGCGGCGGCGGCCGAGGCGCTGCGGCGCGAGCTGGTCATCGGCCCCATCGCCGACGGCATCGCCCGCGCCCACCCCGGCCGGGCGGCGGTGTTCTTTATGGACGGCAACCGCCCGGAACTCCACTGGGTGTGGCGGCCCGACCCGACGACCCGCCCGGAGAACCTGAACCCGTGGGAGCGGCAGGCCGTCGCCGCGACGGCCGTCTACCGGCGCTTCTCGGTCATCCTGAAGGATTTGGACGACTGCCGCACCTGGATTGTCGAGGCCGTGACCGGTGGGGTGGGGATCGTGCGGCTGGCCCGCGAGCCGGAGGGGGCGTCCACCCGCTGGCTGGCCCGCGCCGGCGGCAAGCAACTCCTGATGGGGAGGGTTCTGTGAGCGCCGTTGACCTCATCCCCCAGCCGAGCGGCCCCGGTTACTGGTGGGTCGCCGCCGACCGCGATCCCGGCCTGGGACAGCGCCTGAGCGGTCACGTCTTCGCCGCCGGTTCCCTGTGGGTCGCTTCCGGGCCGCAGGTGCGCCTGGTGGAAGCGGCGCTGGCCACGCCCTACGCCACACCGCGCGAGGCGGCCGAGGCGGCGTGGCTGCGCGAGGGACTGGTGCGCCCGGCGCTGGCTCCCCTCGTCTACGGTCTGCCCGGCCGGTCGCTGCGCGTCATCGACGGCAACGCCTACACCGCCGCGCCGGAGCGCTGGAACGGCGAGTGGGCCGACGCCCTCGACCGCGGCCGGCGCGTCATGCTGGGCGCGGAGGCGACGGAGGCGGCGTACCTGGCCCGCTACGAGACCGGGGCCGCGCCGTGGCAGTCGGCGGCCGTGGCCTTCTGCCGCGCCTTCCCGCGCCTGTGGCTGGTGGTGGGCGAAGGGCCGGAGGGCTGCCACGTCCGCCTGCGCGGGGAGTACGTCGAGTACCTGCACCACGTCGGGGTGCGCGAGTATACCTACCTGTCGCGCGACGGCGCGACGGTCGTGCTGGTCGAGATTGACTGAGCCTTTGCCCGTTGTCGTTGAGATTCGTCCCAAGATGGTACAATACGGAGGTATCCCATGTCACAACCACACCTGACAACGCTGACCCTTTCCCAGACGGTGGCCCGGCTGGATGAATGCCACGCCCGGCTGTCGGCCGCCCGCGCGGCGCTGCTGACGGCCGAGACGGCTGCACTCGCGGCGCGGTTCAACGTCGAGACGGCCGAGGGCCGGTTGGCCGCGGCCCTGCTTCTGGCCCAGGCCGACGCGCCGGGCACAAACGAGACGCAGCGCAAGGCCGCCGCCCACGCCGCCACGGCCGCCCAGCGCGAGACGGTGGCCGAGCAGCGAACGGCGCTGCTGGCGGCCGAGGTCGAACTGGCGCGGGCCAAGACCAGCCTGCGGCTGGCCGACGACGAGCGCCGGGGGGTCGAGACCATCCTCGCCCTGTGGCGGGATGGCCTGCTACCGGCCGGCGGCCCGGAGCGCGTGGCGCTGACGACCGACGAGGACATCCCCTTCTAGGGCGTGTATCGGCGGGGTGGGGCGGACGGCCGCCCCCTCCGCCGCAGAGGAGTATCACCATGCCCCGCGAGATAGTCCCCATCCCCCTGGCCGAGGGCCAGACCGACGAGCGTCCCGGACACTACTACGTCAGCGCCATTGACGGCCGCCGCTGGGCGCTCTTGTACGGCCCCCTCGAGCGCCACGCCGACGCGGTGGCGGCCGTGGAGACGGCGCGGCGGGTGGCCGTGGACGCCGACGCCCGCGCCTGGTTCTATGCCTTCGGGACGGCCCGCGTCGCGCCCGAAGACCCAGCGCCCACCGGCGTGCTCAACCACCTGCTGCCGCCCATCGGGGCGGAACCGCCGGACGCGGAGGAAACAACCTATGTCCCTCTTGACTGACGAAGACCGGGCGGCGCTGCCCGCCTTCTACGCCACCGAGAACGACGGCGACGCGGTCGTGGTGCGCGCCCGTCTGTGGTTGCCGGGCACGTACTGGGAGTGGTTCATCATCGAGTACGACGGCGCGGACGTGGCGTTCGGCCTGGTTAGCGGCCACGACATCGAAATGGGCTACATCTGGCTGCCGGAGTTGGAGGAGCTGGGCCGGGTTGTGCGCGATCCGGGCTGGCGGCCGACGCCCCTGGGCGTCGTGCGGGCCAGCGTGGAAGCCCGGCGCAACCCCGACTAGCCCCGCCCTTCTTCACCACCAGTTCACGCGAGTTTCGGCCGCCCCCCTAGACAACGGGGGGCGGTCTGTGTTACAATGCAGGAAATCGGGACGAGTCTCAACCATTGACCGGCAAAAGCCACTAAAGTGGCCATCCGGCGGCAGACCGTCGCAACGAGTATCAACAGGAAACGTACTGGTAGGGGCCACGGCCCCGCGAGAAGGCGGCCGGACTGGTTATCCGGCTGGGCGTCAGGAGTGTATTTCAGTGTCATTCTCTCTCTTTGCCGTCGAATCCACAGCGTGTGGCGCGGACGCCGTTTTCACCGACGGCCGTCGCGTGGCCCTGTCATGGCAGGAGGCGGCGCGGATTTTAGTGGCGGCCATGCGCTGCTCGGCGCGGGTACTGCCCGCGGCGCGGCCGGCGTGGTACTTCCTGGAGCCGAACGACTACGGGCGGCTGCTGGAGGTGGGCGCGGACACCGGCGAGTTCTTAAGAGGAGGCGCGTGATGCAAGGCGTTCTGTGGCAGGTAGACAAGTCCGACGCGGCGCTGCCGGCGGCCGAGCAGGTGCGCCGGGCCATCGCCGCCGTCGCCGCGCGGCACGGCCGGCGGCCGTCGTTCGTGCAGGTGCGTCCCGGCGCGTGGCCGGAGGAGATCGACGGCGCGCGCGTCATCCCCACGCCGCGCATGAGTTACCCCGGCCTGATGCTGGTGGGGTGGGGAGAGGCGTCGTGAGCGATTACGAGTACGACTATCCCCCGCCGCCGCGTGGTTCGCGCGGGGCATTGACGGCGGCCGTGGCCCTGGGCGCGGCCTTACTGGTGGCCGGGCTGGGCTGCGCCGTGGCGCGGCTCATCGCCCTGGCGGTGTGGTGAAACCCATGAGACAGGTACTTGCGGACGTAACGCCGCGCACCATTATTCTCTTGCCCGACGGCCGCGTCGGCTTCTACGCCTATCGCTACGTGGCCGACGACGGCCGGGCGCTCGGTCACGTGCTGGTGCAGACGACGCCCGGCGCGATCGAGGAAGTAGACGTGGACGCACTGGCGACGGTGGATGTCGTCTGGTGCGACCGCCAGGCCCAGGAGGCCCTATGGCAGCGGCTCGTGGCCGAGGGGTGCGAGACGCTGACCCGGCTGGGCGGCCGTTACCAGATCGCCCCGGATACGTGCGTGTGGCTGGACGCGGGGCCGCTGGCGCTGCGTATCGAGCGTCACGCGGTGGGCGTGGACGTAGCCGCCTTTGGCGGCAACGTGAGCGTAGCCGCTTTCAGCGACAGCGTGGACGTAGCCGTCTTCAACCGCGACGAGACGGCCGCCGGGCAACCCCTGCGGGCGCTGCACGTCTTGTACGAGGAGGTGTAGGGTGGCGCGCCAACACAGCAACGGCGACGCCGCGTTTCATGGGATGCAGGTGGCAACCGATGCGCCGGCCCGCCCGGCCCTTAGATATCACGGGAGCAAGCACCTGCTCATGCCGTGGACGCTGGCCCATCTGCCGGCCGACCACGACGTGTACGTATCCGGCTTCTCCGGGTCGTTTGCCGACATTTTGCGGAAGCCGAAGTCGCTCATCGAGGTGGCCAACGATCTGGACGAGGACGTGATGAACTATTTCCAGGTCTTGCGTTCGCGCAAGGCGGAGCTGGTCGAGCAGATCAAATACACTCCTTTCCACGTGGGGGAGTATCGCCGGGCGCAGGAACCGGCGATTGATCCCCTGGAGCGGGCGCGTCGTTTCTACGTCCGGTCGTACATGGCGATTGCCGGGCCGACGGCTCAATGGAACACCGGTTGGCGTCGCCAGAAGGTCTTCAGCCGCGGCCGGACGGGTCGGAAGATGATGGTTCCGGCGTCGGTAACGTTTTACAACCTGGCCCATTTCGACGCCATTGCCGAACGTCTTCAGGGCGTGACGTTCGAGATGATGCCCGCCCTCGATCTGGTCAAGCTTTACGACAACCCGCGGACACTTTTCTACCTCGACCCACCGTACCACCCCGACACGCGCTCCAAGTGGGCGACGAAGGCGTACCGGCACGAGATGACGGCCGCCGACCACGAAACGATGCTGGAACAGCTTAACCGTTGCGTCGGGATGGTGGCCCTGGCCGGCTACCGTTGCCCGCTGTACGACGAGGCGTTGACCCGCTGGGCGCGCTATGACCGCCGCTCGCGGGTCAACAGCAACGGTCATCGTACTGAATCGCTGTGGCTCAACCCGGCGGCCGAGTGGTCGCTGCGCCATCGCGGGCTACCCCTGTTCCGGTCTCTTTTTGCCGCCGATGGTTGCGATCCGTTGCCATTGGGCACGGACGAGGAGGAGTGATGCACGCGCAAGCCCAGACAACCGCTACCCAACTATCGCTGTTCGCGGCCGTGGTCGAGCCGGAGTACGCCCGCGAGATGACCATCACGGAGCGCTTCGAGGCGTTCCACGCCGCCAACCCCCACGTGGCCGCGCTTCTGGCGGATATGGCCCTGGCCCTGCGGCACGGCGGCCGTACCCACTACGGCATCAAGGCGCTGGTGGAGGTGCTGCGCTTTCAGTACGCCGTCCAGACGCGGGGGGATGCGTTCAAGATCAACAACGACTTCACCGCCCACTACGCCCGCCTGCTCATGCGTGAGCACCCGGAGCTGGAAGGGTTCTTCGAGACGCGGGAAATCCGCGCTTCGTGACGGAGGTAGGTATGAACTTCAAGGACTTAGCGGCCCACATCCCCTTAGTCAGGCCCCGCCCGGCGGCGACGGCGGCCGAGCAGGCCGAGTTGCGCCGGCGCATCCTGCGCGGTCAGTTGCGGGGCGACACGGCTGCGGCGGCGACCGTCGCCGGTGACTTGGTGGCCCGGTGTATGGCCCTGCGCGACCGGGATGAGGAGCTGGACGATGTGGCCCTGGTGGCCGCCGCGCGCGAGGCCCACGAGTTGCGCTGCAAGCTGGAAGGGCTGGAGGCCGCGCTGTGAATCCCGCCCAGTTCATTCAGCAGGACAGCGGCGAGTTTGAGTGGTACACGCCGCTGGACATCATCGAGGTCGTGCAAGCGGTTCTGTATCCGGGGATCGACCTCGACCCGGCCTCCTCGACCGTTGCCAACGCGGTAGTGAAGGCCAAGAAGTACTACACCTATGAGGATGACGGATTGACCCTGCCGTGGGAGGGCCGGGTATGGCTCAACCCGCCGTTTTCCGAGGTGGCCCGCTTTGTTGACAAGCTGCTGCTGGAGTACGAGATCGGCCGCGTGACCGAGGCGTGCGTCATCACCTTCGCCTCGCTGGACACGGCCTGGGCGCGACGCCTGGCGGCCTTCCCGCGCTGGTATCCCAAAGGGCGCGTGAACTACAGCCCCCTGTGGGAGGAGCGCCGGACGCCCATCCAGGCCCTGCCGGGCATGGCCGACCAGGTCAACACCGGCGACCGCAACGACCGCAACCGCCCGTCCTCGCCACCCAAAGGATCGATGGTCACTTACATCGGCCCGAATGAGCGCGTGGCCCACTTTGCCCAAACCTTCACCAGTCGTCTGGGTGGGTGGGTGGACGTGCCCTGGGAGTGGCACAAGCGCCGCATGACCTCCGAGGGGCTGACGGCGGCCGTCACGGGAATGTGGGGGCTGGGTCGATGAGAACGTGGACGACGGCCGACGGCGTGCGGCATTGGGCCGACGAAGGGTATCAGGCGGCGCTCATCCCGATGGCCGCCCACGGCAAGGCCCGGCCGCGGGTGACGGTCAAAGGCACTTACATGCCGCAGTCCTATACCGAGGCCCGCGAATCGCTGATGCAGTTCTTCGGTTCGGTGACGCTGCGCCTCCCCGTATCCGTCAAGGTGACGGTTGCCCGGCGCACCCCGTCGTCGTGGCCGAAGGCCAGGCGCGCGGCGGCCGTGTGGACGCCGTGCCCGGTCAAGCCCGACGCCGACAACATCGCCGGCTGGGTGCTGGACAGTTTGTTTGCCGAGGACTCGGCCGTCGTCTGGGTCGAGTGTCTGAAAGTCTGGGGGCCGCGCGATCTCCTCAAGGTTGAGGTCTGGGAGGTCTGCGCCGACGAGGCGGCCGTGGGGCCGCATGAGATGGCGTTTGAGTAGTAGGTAGTGTGGAGGATTGCCATGTGCATCAGTTCGACGTTCCAAGCGCTCAATGACCTGGTGAAGCCGGGCGGCCGCATCGTCTACAACGGTACGACCAACCGCTACGAGCTGCACCCGGTCGAGCGGACGGTGGGGAAGGGCGTGTTCGCCGTTCTCTTTGACCGCGAGTGCATCGCCCGCGCACCGGGTGAGGCGGCCGTCTACGTCATCACCGACAAGGGGCGGGCGCAGTGGGAGCGCGCGCCGGAGGCTGTCAGCATCTCCGGGGTATGCGACAACTGCGACGTCAACACCCAGGTGCGCCCCAAGCGGCTGGGGCCGGAGTGCCTGTACCTGTGCGGCCGTTGCGTCGCGAAACTGGCGGAGGAAGTCAGTGGCCTCAAAGCGTCACCAGCGGCGGCGTAGTTGCGAGGGCAAGGCCGCCCACGCCACCCGCGAGGGAGCCATTATCGCCGTGGGCAAGCTCCGCAAGTCCCACTTCGGCGGGACGTGGGCGGCCTACCACTGCCGGTGGTGCGGCCGGTGGCACGTCGGGCGGCCGACGGCGCGACAGCGCCAGGCCACGCGCGACCGCCGGGCGGCGGCGGCCGAGTGAGAGGAGTATGACCGAATTACTGAGCATCAAGGAGGTCGCCGCCGCGGCCGGTCTGAGCCGGCAGGCGGTGGAGAAGGCCATCCGCGCCGGTCGCCTGACACCCTCGGCGCGGGAAGGCGCACGCTTGCGCTTCACGCAAGCCGACGTGGACGAGTGGCTGGCGCGGCGGTGCGCGGGAGCCGACCGCAAGCCGCGCCGCGCCCGGCCGCGCGCCACCCAGACCGACGCGCTCTACGCCTGCATCGTGGCCTACAAGCGCGAGACGGGCGGCCGCTCGCCGACCCAGGCCGAGCTGGTCGCCCGGTCGGGACTGGGGTCGAAAACGGCTATCCAGCGCTGGTTGGAGCAGCTGGCGGAGGACGGCCGCGTCGTTCTGGATGACGGCGCGCGGAGCATCGGCATCCCCGGCGAGCGCTGGCTTGCGCCGGGGGAGTGTGTGGAGGGATGCAGTGGGTAAGAAACAGCAACACGCGGATCAGGAAATATTCATCGGCCCGCTGCCCAGGGGGGCCGCGCGGCAGGAAGTCCACGTCAACCCGCCCGGTGGGCGGCCGCCGTCCTCAACGCCCCACTACGCCGCGGGCACGGAACGGATGGGCGTCTTTGGCCTGCTGCTGCTGCTCATTGTGCTGGCGGTCTGCGCCTTTCTGGTCATCTCCGCCTGCGGGATGGCCTCGGCGCTTACGGCCGGGTCGATCTGGTAGGGAGGAGCCATGCCCATCAATGTGACTGCGATCACGCACGATGAGGAGCAGGCGACCTGGGCGGCCCTGCTGACCGGCGCGAGCGAAGATGTTGACCAGTTGCGGCGGCAGGTGACGGCGCTAACCGAGACGCTGGCCAAGATGAAACGCTATGTCGTGCAGCTACACCGCGCCGCGGAAGAAGTAGATGACGGCCAATGCCAGTGCGCGACCTGCAAGGCGTCGCGGGCGCTAAGGAGGCTGTACGCCCTGCCGGGCTTGCCCGACGCCAGCCGGGCCGATCTGGACGCGCTCAGCGCCGCCCTGGACGTTCTGATTGAAGACGGCTTTGCCGCGTGGGACAGAGCGAACGACATTGCCACGGCCCTCGGCCTGGACTGGCAAACGGCAACGCGACAGAGCATCCTCGACGCGATCAGGGAAAACCGCGACCGTGTGGCCGAACTGCAAGCGGCGGCCGAGGTACTGCCGCCTAGTGCGCCGGGCGACCGCCGCTTCCGGCCAATGGCGGAGCGACCGACGGAGAACGGCCAGGCGTGCGAGGTCATTCTTAACGCCAGTTACGTTCACAGCAACCACCCGGACGACGAGGACGCGCCGGGCTACTGGATCGGGGAGCGCCTGTCGGTCTACGACGATCTGGTTCTGGCGTGGCGTCCTAAGTCCCTGCCGGCGGTGGAGCCATGATCTTCGAGACCCTGAACGAGTCTAACGAGCGCGGCGAACTGCTGCTGGTCGAGCACGGCATGTGCCACTACCACGTGCGCCGCGACGGGCAGTTGACCATCCGGGAGATCATCGTCCAGCGCGACCACCAGGGACAGGGCGTCGGCCGCCTGCTGCTGAACCTGCTCAAGAAGAAAGCGCGGGCGGCCGGGGCGACGAGTCTCTTCGCCAAGTGCCCGGCGGAACTGCCGGCCAACGGCTGGTACGCGGCAATGGGCTTTGCGCTGGATGGTACGGAGACGACGCGCTCCGGGCGAACACTCAATCTGTGGCGGTTGCAGCTATCCGGGCCGGCGGCCGTCACGCCAACAACAGGAGAGTAATGATGTTTGGTGAAGCAAGTTTCTTGGTCGAGTTCTTTTTCTGCCTGGCCCCCGGCACGCTGGCCGTTCTGGCCGCGGGGGTGTGGGGCGCGCGGCGCGTCGCGAACGGCCGCCGGGCGGGCCGGGGCCGGTAGACGGTCGCGACGAGAACGATAACGAACGGAGGATAACAGTGGAACCTTTGTCAGATGAACGAGCGGCCGAGTTGGAGCAGACGGATCGTGCGCAGTGGGCGGAGCAAGCGCCGTACATTGCCGACTTTTTCACCGCGCGCGAGTTGCGCCTCGTTCGCAACTGCGTCGAGTATCGAGACGGCGACCCGGCCGGCCTGCCGGGTCACAACCTGATGCTGCTGGTAGCGAAGCTGGCGACGAACGACGGCTGGACGCAGGGCGAGCGCCTGGACGAGCTGATCGAGATGGCCGAGCGCAATGAGGCTGAGCAAGCCGTCAGGGTAGAGGCACGCTATGGGTAGTCAGACAGTCACCATCCGTCGTGCCGACGGAACCGAGATCGTGGTAGACGCCGAGGACGCGCTCATCACCGCCGGGCTGACGGCGGCCGACTACTACCTGATGCAGGCCGAGAATGAGGCGCTGCGCGGCCGGGTGGAGAAGCTGAAGGACGAGCTGGCCGAGTTGAAGCACCCGGCCGACGAGCCGGAGACAGGTGCGCCGCCGGACGAGCTGTGGCTCCAGTGGTACGGCGACGACGAGGACAACTACCTGTGGCCGGCCGACGCCGACCGGGCGGGCGTGACGTGGTGCCGCCACCGGGTCTGGCCCCTCGACGTGCGCTACATCCGGGCCGAGGCCGGCAAGATGACCGACCACCCCGACGACGCGAATGGTCGCGCTTTTCTGATCGACGGCGTGATGGGGCGCATCATGACCTTTCGGTCGCGCCTGGCTCAGCTGGAGTGGCTATGTGGTCAGGAGGATGTAACGGCCGAGAGACTGGAGGAAGCCGGGGCGCTGCTGCGCAGACAGATAACGGAGTTCGACAGTTTGGGTGACGCCTACCGGGCGGCGAGCGACTAGACGACCGCCCGCCCGACGGCCACGTAAGAGAGAGTGAACGATGACCTACATCACCAGCCGCGGGCACGTCAGCGTGCCTGAAGACCTGTGGAGCGACATTCTGGCTTCGCTAGGCCGACTCGCTTCCGCGAACAAGTTTCTCATCGAGAGCGAGGGGCCGCGCTGCACGCCAGACGAGGCGATGCTTCTCTTGACGGTGCAGGCATTGGACGGCCAGACACTTCAGCGCGCCCGCGAGTTGGACGCCCGTCACCGCGAGGCTCTGTACGAAGCTGGGCGCTCGACCCGCGAGCAGATCGAGCGCGGTGGCGGCGGGCAGCCCTACAACTAGGTCGCGGCCGTCTCGCGCTCCAGCACGGCCAGCATATGCACCATCTTCAGCTCGCGCCCGGTCGGATAGGACTCGAACAGGCGCACGGTGTAGCCGCCCAGGGCGGCCGTGGCGTCCATGAGTTCGCGACAGATGCGCGTCGGGTACTCGCGCCACACGGCGTGGTTGCCGTAGCGGGCAACGAACGGCTCCAGCCGCTCGGTCTGCCAGGCGGAGCCGCCCTGGGCCTTGAAGCGCAGGCCGTCATTGACCACCACCACCATCCGCGCCGCGAAGGGCCGGGTCGAGCCGAAGTAGGCGTCGAGGGTGTCCCAGGCCGAGCCGTAGGGATCAACGTCCAGGTAGTTGAAGGTCAGGTGACGCCCGGCCCCGGCGGCCAGGGCCATCTCCACGTCGGCTTCGTAGACGCTCCACGTCGGCCGCTGCGCCGCCAGCAGCACCGCCTTGTCCGGGTCGGTCTCAAAGACCGCGCCGTCCTCCACGTGGGTGTACACCGAGGCGAAGACGTCACCCCGGCCGCCGTGGGTTTCGCAGATGATCGGCGTCTCGCCGAGGGCGGCCAGGGCCGTCTGGCGGAGCATCACCTTCTGGCTCAGGGTCAGGTTGTCCAGCTTGGGCGGTCTGTCGCTCATAGCTTACTCCTCTTCCCCGGCGGTCGCCGCGGACTTGGCCGCGGCCGTCTCGCCCTGCGTCCGAAGGTAGTGGGAGCAGATCGCCCCCAGGGCGGCGGCGCGGTTCTTCAGCCCGGTGGCCTTCAGCGCCCGCTCAACGGCGTCCAGGTCGTCGCCGATGGCAATCGTCACCTTGACCGAGGGGGCCAGGCGGAAGCCGTCATAGACGCCCTCACGGGCCGGTTTGGCCGACGGGTCGCCCAGGGCGCGCTTGGCGATCTCCACCTGGGCGTCGATCTGCCCGCGCAATCGCTCGCGCGCCGACTGCACCTTCTCGTTTTCGACCTTCATCTGTTCCAGCAGGGCGTTCAGGGCCAGGGCGTTGGTCTCGGCCCATCCCCCGATGGCGTCGTGGAAGGCCAGTTCCTCGTCGGCTTCCTCGTCGGTGAGGTCGAGGATGACGCAGGGCCAGAACAAATCCGGGTCGGTCGCCTTGCGCAGGTGGCCGTCGATGATGACCAGTCGCCCGTCGGCGCGGGCCGAGGGGTAGACCTTCAGCACGTCGGTGATGCCAACCGTCTCCAGGCGGCCGTCGAGCGCCTCGCGTTGGTAGAGCGGGTGAATGCGCCAGTTGCCGTCATGGTCCAGCAGATCGCCGGCGCGGATGAGCCGCATCTCCACGACGCGGTTGCGAACGGTCTTGGGGTTGAGTCGTGTGTCCATGCCCCTTATTCTAGCATATTGCAACGAATCTCAACCATGTGCTACAATAACGGCTATTGTTGTCAAGTGCAGGCGGCATAGCGCGGATACACGTTCCGCCAGGGTGAGTGCATCGTGGATGAATCCCAACCAGACCGGGAAGCATCGACCGGCGCGTTACCTGACGCGACCGGGGATGGGCTGGGCGTGCTGGGCACGCTCATGGAAATTGCCCACCGGCAGGGGGCGCAGGCCGAGCGCCAGGCGCAGGCCGAGCGCCAGATGACCGCCCAGGAGGCGCGTCTGGCGCAGCTGGAAGAGACGGCCGTGCGCCGCGTCGAGGCGTTGGGCCAGGAGAACGCCACCCTGCGCGAGACGCTGATGCTGGCCAACGGCGTTCTGGGGGAGATTCTGGCGGCGTGCCGGCGGCACGGCTGGTCGGAAGCGGCCGGCCCGGGCGCGCTGGAGTGGCTGGATCACGTCCTGGCCTACGGCGCGGCGGGATGGCCGTCGGTAAACTAGCAATGCCGCCCCACACCACCCAAGCCAGTGTCAAATCGTGGAAGACCTGCCCGCGCTGCGGGCTGATGGTCTACAAGTCATCCCGCGCCGATCACGACCGGCGCTGCCTGCTGGTTGCCGCCCACTACGGGTCGGCGGCCCGGATGGTGGCCCTGTTCCGGGACAGCGAGACGTTGACCGCCGCGGCCCTGGCCCGCCGCGCCGTGGGGGTGGGGATGCACTTCGTCACCGATCTGCTCGTGGCCGGCGGCGTGAGTTATGAGGAGATCGACGCCCGCGCCGCGGTCAAGACGCCGCGCGAGCCGCACCCCCACTGCCGTCGCTGCGAAGTGGCTCTCGACGCCCGTGGGGTACGGCCGTCACCGGATGACCCGACGCTGTGCGCCTGGTGCGCGGCTGAACTGGCGGTCGAGGACAGGGCAGGGAGGGCGACTTGCGCGCGATAGAACATTTATGCGATACTGCCGGTGCAGTTCCCTCCAGAGGGGCGGCCGTGTTCTTCCCTCACACCGGTTCACAGACAGACCGGCGGCCGCCCCTATCCTCCTTCACCCGTCGCCCACCGGCCGCGCCCGCCGACCACGCGCCCCGTGGGCACTCCGGTACTGGTTCGCATAGACAACGCATGAAACATATCCCACACTTTTATCTTCCTCAAGCACAATTCAACCTCACCGGCGGATCACCGGCGACACCGGAGCGCACGGCCGCGACATCACGCTGCGCGGGGATGACATCGACCGCGCCGCCGGAGAGGGGAGAGTGACACGATGAACGCCGCGCAGCGTGTATGTGTAATGGCCTGGGGCAGCGTCCTGGCCGCGCCCTGGGCGGCCGTGGCCACGGCCGTACTGGTGGGCACGCTGGCCGGTTTCTATCATCAGGGGCAGGTAGTGGTTGCCCGCCGCGAGGCGCTGGCGGCCGTGGAACGGGAGATGGCCCGGCGGCGCGCCAACGTGCGCGGGCCGTTCATCCGGCGGAACGAGTAGGGGGTAGGGGAGATGTTGACCGGGGAGCAGGTAGAGGCAATCGAGCGCCGCGCGGAGGCGTGGGTAGCCGGGCTGACGCTGGCCGACGACGACGCCTTTCACACGGCCGTCGAGGTGCAGTTAAACCGGCTGACGCTGCCGCCGCTGGACAAGCGACGGACAACGGCGCTGGCGCTGGCCGAGGTGGGGCTGACCGAGGCGTCGCGGGAGGGGGTCTTCCGGCGCAAGGACACCATCTCGCGCCGCATCTTCTACGGTGGGGACAGGAACTGGTATCACGGCGAGGAGTTCCGGGACGTACTGGAACACCTCATTGCCCTGCACAGGCGCTGGTCGGCCGGCGCCACGGCGCGGAAAGCGGCGGCCGAGTTCAACGACAAGGTAGACAAGCTGCGGGCGGCCGAGCACGACATCGGCCGGCAGATGTTCATGATGGCGCTCCAGATGGTCGGCTCGCCGCTGTGGGAGGTGGAGGTCACCGACGCCGAGGGGCGCGAGGTGACGTGGAAGCCGGCGCGGTGGACGATGGCCGACCTGCCGCGCATTGCCGACGCGGCGTCGAAGCTGACGCGCCTGTCGCTGGGCATGGCCCCCGGCGGCCGTCAGGAAGTGGCCGTCATGGACTGGACGCAGCATCTACCCGACGGCATCACCCCGGCGCAGGCCGAGGCGGCGATGGAGAGCTGGGCGCGGACACTGGCGGCCGGGACGGCGGCGGCCGAAGGGGATGAGGACGATGACGAGTAAGCGTTGGTGCGACAAGTGCAAGATCGAGATACCGCCGTGGGAACCGGCGACCCACCATCGCTGGTCGGAGTATTACGACACGTGGGAGCACGCAGACTGCGTCGCGTCACTCAAGACGTATCTCCAGGACGCCCAAAACGCCAAGACTGACGCGGATGCCCGCAACGCCCGGCTCGTGCAGCAGGTGGAAGCGTTGACCGACGACCTGGCCGACGCCCGCGCCATCCTTGACCTGGCCGAGAAGGCCGCGGCCGTCTGGGAGCCGGTGGCCGAGATAATGACGGAGTACCACAAGGCGGCGGCCGTCTACGAACGGGCAGCCAAGATTGTTGAGGCGTGTCGCCCATTCGCTGGTGCCGAGGCGGAGAAGGGCTGGGTGACCACCAGCACGGCCGACGGCGGATGACACGCACGCGGGACTGGCGACGACACCAACGGGAACGCATCCGACGCAGGCGGGCGCACTATTTCACGGTGCGCTGGGCGCATGAGTTGGGCGACCCTCGGCTCATCGACATTGCCTCCGAACATCCGCAGATATGTTCGTGTGACTTCTGTCAGAACCACTACCCGCGCGGTAAGTCGCCGGTGGAGTTGCGAGCACCGGGCGCGCCCGCACCACCGTCCGCCTCCGCTCTATCCGAGGAGGCAGCCTTTTTGGATTCGCCCGACGTGGATACGGACATTGATTGGGACGATGAGGAAGAAGACCTGCTTTATGACGAGATGATGCCGCGCGTCGTCTACGGCCGGAAGACCATCAGCGCGTCGGTAGTATACGTGGAGCCGCGCTTCGCATTCCGCGACGAGGAAGAGGTAGACCTGCTGGACGACGAGAGGTTGCCACGGGTTGCCTACGGCCGAGAAACATTGAACCTGCCTGTGGTGTACGTGGAGCCACGCTTCGCATTATTCCGCGACGAGGAAGAGGAGATAGACCCAACATGAGACAGCAATGGAATAGGGAGAAGGCCACGGAGGTCATCGTCTACCTGGTCGAACGGGTAAAGCCGCGGTCGGGCCATACCAAGTCGCGGGCCGTCCTGGAGATCGTCTACCAGGCGGACAAGCTGCACCTAGAGCGGTACAGCCGCACGATTACCGGCGATAGCTACGCCGCTGCCCGGAGCGGGATGTACCCGGTTCACACCAACGATCTGCTCTACGCCGACGACAGCGACGCCTTCCAGTTCGGTGAGAAAGGCGAGCTTGCGGCACGACGGGCGGCCGATCTGATGGAACTGAGCAAGACAGATGTCGAGTGTCTGGATGAGACGCTGGATCACTACCGCCGCACGAACCACCGCCAGTGGCGGGCCGGAGTGATGGACTGGACGTGGCGCGATGCCACTTACCACGGCGCGCTGTTCCGGGATGGGCACCGTCATGATGTCCATCGGGTCCCGCTGCTCGGCGTTATCCTGGGGCTGCCCAATGCCGAGAATATCATTCGGAATATCTACGTTACGGGCACTGGGTCGTTGGATGATCCGCCAGAGCCGGCGACATTGGGCGAGGCGCTGAAGCAGATCGGCCGCTGGGGCGAGATCATAGGTGGCTGCATCGAGCGAGGGGAGCCGATACCGCCGGAAGCTCTTTTTGTATCTCTCCGTGAGCTGACGGCCGCGGCGGTTGGTGGCGCGGGCGGTGGGGGAGTTGGTTAGAGAGCTTAGTGGGCAATGGAGGACGGGCATGCGTGAGATGAATCGTTACGAGGGCGAGGTCTACATTACAAAGCCAGGCTACCTGACAGAAAGCGAGGTTCGCCTCAGCGCGATTGACGATTATCGGCTGACGGACGGGGGAGACCTTATTGTCACGTCGGTCAACGATGACGAATCCATTCGTCAGGTGTGGTTATTTGCGCGGGGGGCGTGGATTCGCGCGAAGATGGTGGATGTTGGCGCGCAAACGGGGGATGAGCCGTTGGAGGCAGTATGAGCTACCTTACCGACTTACCAGGCCCCGGTTATCCGGCCAGTTCAGCGACCTGGCCTTCTTCGGTCACATACGTGGCCCTCATTTGCCCGCGCTGCGGGGCCAACCACCGGCTGGAGCAGTGCCCGCAGGTCAAGGCCATCGAGTACCACGAGGACGGCCGCACCATCCGGCGTGTCGAGTTTTTCGACGGGACGGGCGCGCGGCCGTTGGAGATGACAATTAGCGTCGGCCCTACGTTGTCAGAAGGAGCCGTGGTTGTGCACCAGGCGTGGCGTATTGGCCGGAATTGTTGACCGAGGAAGAGGAACGGAAAGAGTGATTACCTATCCCAAGATCGAGACCCTGTACGACCGCGATCCGCGCACCTTCAAGGTGCTGCCGGACACGTTGCGCCACCCGGAGTTTGCGCTGATCGCCCGCTGGCGACTGACCGAGAAGATCGACGGCACGAACATCCGCGTAGGGCTGTCGCCCGACGGCCGCGTGACGTTCGGCGGGCGCACGGACAAGGCCGAGATTCCACCCCACCTGCTGACCTACCTGACCGCGACCTTCCCGTCCGAGCGCGTGGCCGCCGCCTTCGACCCCGGCGCGGAGGTGGTGCTGTTCGGCGAGGGGTACGGCGAGAAGATACAAAGCGGCGGCGACTACCGAACGGGCGTGAGCTTCCGGCTGTTCGACGTGCGCGTGGGCGACTGGTGGCTGAACGCGGCCGACGTTGACGACGTGGCCGCCAAGCTAGGCATCCAGACAGCCCCCTGTCTTCAGCGGGACATCATGTTCGTGCGCTATCCCGCGTCGGCCGAGGAACTGCGCGATCTGTTGCCGGAGAGCATCGTCGCCGGGGAAGAGGGTCGCGGCCGGCCGGCCGAGGGCATCATCGCCCGCACCGACCCACTGCTGTTCATGCGCGACGGCCGCCGGGTGATGTGGAAGTTGAAGTTCAAGGACTTCTAGTATGGACAGTTCAGTCTTCTTCCGTAGCGACTTCTACCGGCAGGCCGATGAGCTGTCGGCCGCGCTGGTGCGCGTTGAGGCGGCGTGGGCTGACCGCTTCCAGCCGAGTTGGATGATCTTCATCGCCTCGCCGTCGCTGGTGTGGGCGGAGATCGGACAAAGGTTTTACAAAGATTTCGCCGAAGGGTACGCGGCTGGGATAGAGGGGGGCCACCGCGATTATGCCTACTGGCTCCAGATCACACAGAAGTGGCAGGCGCGGCCGTGGTTCAACCGTCTGCCGCGGGTGGCGCAGCACGTGATCCTGACCGGGCAGCAGGTGGCCGACGGCCGCTTGAGCGCCGGCGCGGGCCTGTGGCGCGAGGTTAGTCGGCCGTGGTGGGCGGTGCGCCGGCGGTGGCTCGTTTGGCGGTTCGAGGTGCGCCTAGGGTGGTACATGCGAGAGATCGACGCGGAGGACGACGAAGATGTTTGAGTATTATCGGAACGTGCTGAAGGCCGCCCTGGGTATGGAGACGCGCGCGGCCGACATCTCCGGCCTGGTGGGCGAGGTCGTGCAGGGCATTGAGCAGGCGTTTGATAGTGGGGAGGTGACGGCCGTCTACTTCATCACCGACCGGGCCATCTGGCGGATGTACCACGACCAGGCGTGCAGCGAGTCGGTTTATCTGGAAGACGTGAACGGCGATCTGGCCGGGCTAATTGGGCAGCGCATCGTGGCCGCCGAGGAGTCGAGCAGCGACAACCACGACGACCCCCGCGCCCGTTCGTCGGAGACATGGACATTCTACAAGTTGGCGGCCGAGAACGGGGTCTACGTCACCCTGCGCTGGTGGGGTTCCAGCAACGGCTACTACTCCGAAGACGTGGACGTGGAGCGATACCCCCCAGAGTGCATCCGCGCCCCGATCAAGGCGAACGACGGCCCCAGCAACCACCGGAAGTTGAAGCGGTTGTGGCGGCAGTATGGGGGAGGGAAGGCGGCGTGAAACGACTTACCCTGCGGGACATCACTTTCATCACCGAAGACGACCGCGAAGTGCGCCTGGCCGACACGGCCGACGTGACCCTGGGCGCGGGCGACGCGCCAAACACGGTGCTAACCATCGAGGCGCTAATACAGGGCTTCAGCGTCGGCTTCACCCTGCCGCCCTGCGCCTGGGCCTGGGTGGAGTACGTGGCGAAAAGCATCATGGCCGATGCGGAGGCTGCGAGAGAAGCCCGCGCCGCGGCCGAGGAGGATACCTGTGGCCAGAATGAGATTTGATCCCCCCGTCATCCGCGAGATTGCCGTCACGGCCGCCGGGGACGAGGGACTGGAGATCGGCCGCGTGTACCGGGCCCACGCCGAACTGGACGGGCGGCGCTACACGCTCGACGCCCGTCTGACGGCCGAGCCGCCCGGCGATCCGGTCGAGCCGGACGACGAGTTAACCCGGACGGCCGACGAGGAAGGCGTGAGCCTGCTGTTGCGCGTTATCGAATACCTGATGGACGAGTTGAAGGAAATGGGTGAGCTGCACCGGCGTGTGGCGCGTCTGGAGGGCCAACAGGCGGCCGAGCGGGCGCGGCGCGAAATAACGATCAGGCCGCCCGTAGAGACGATGGGGCCGTGGGGCGCGGCCGATCTTCAGCCGACCCCGGCGCGGCCGGGTTTCTACACCGAACACTGGCCGGGTGACGTCACCATCTCCGGCGCGGCCGTGAGCGGCAACGACGAAGAAGAGTAGGTAGCAGCGGAGAAGCGCTTGAGGGTGGGTGAAAAATGAAAATCGGATTGCGACAAGACGGGATTGACACCTACTTGATGGTCGAGACGGCCGACGGACATCAGTACGAAGCGAGTCTGTTCGGTCTGCTGATAGGTTCCCTTCTCACTACATTGGGATTATTGGTGCTGATGATGGTACCACTGCTGGTGGTGGCGGTATATGGGGCAATCCGGGAAGCACTGTTTCTCCCCAGTTGCTACTGATACCGATCGCTTGCTGTGGCGGTCAAGCCTGATGTAGAAGTCGAAAAGGAGTAGACGTAGACGGTCGCGCCATGCGGCGCGACGAAGGAGCAGTATGAGCAAAGAACAGATCGATGTGGCGGCCGACTCGACCCAGGCCGAGAGATTGACCGAGTGGCGACAGACGCGGGTCGAGCCGCCCGTTACTCATATGGCGTACGACTTGCGCACGAGCAGGCGGCCGGACAACCGCTTTATCACCGACGCCGTGGACAGCGACGCGGCGGCCGGGGTCGGCCCGGCGTCGGACGACGCGCCACGCGCGGCGTCGGGCACGATTCGGGTTCTCGTGGCGGCCGTGCAGCGGCTCTCCGAGGAGAACATGGCCCTGGCCGATGAGGTGGCCCACCTCCGCCGGCAGGGGCAGGGCGTCACCATCTTCGGCGGCTTCAACCCGGAAGGGCTGGAGACGTTGAGCAGGGCGGAGTACAAGAGGCTGCTGTATGGCTACTTCCCGGATGTTGCTTCGAGCGCGCGGGAAAATGATGGCAGCCGCGGGCTGGAGTCGATTGCCGACCCGGAGGCATGGGGCAACCCGGAGGCGTTCGAGGCGTTCCGGGCCGAGATGAAGACGCGGGCGGAAGCCCACCGCGCCGAGGTGGAGGCCGAGTATCAGGCGGCCGTGGATGGACACGTGGCGGTTCCCGTCACGGCGGAGAACGAGATAGACGTCTATTTTGACGAGGACGTAAGGCGGTGGGGCGCGCAGGCCGCGGGTGTCTCGCCGCTCATGGCGTTTGGCCTGGGCGATAGTGACCGGGAAGCGGCGGCCGGGCTCTTCACGTTGTTGCGCACCATCGCTAAGCTGCGCCAGGTGTATCTGGATGAAGGCTATCCCACGCGAGTGCTTGACCGCGTGGCCGATCTGGTGGCGCGGGAAGACGAGCTGATGACCACGCTATTCTTGCGTCTCGACGCGGACGACACGGCGGCCGACTACCGGCCGGGGGTGGGCGCGGGATGACGACCGGAGCCAAGCGTCAATTTCACCCCAAGAAGGCCAAGCGCGTCACCGCCGCCCAGCACCAGCTGGCCCAGTCGGTGGCCTCGCTGGTGGCCGCGGCGGCGGGCAAGCTCCTGCGCGACCGCTACGGCTGGACGACCGAGGACGCGGCGACCTTCATAGACGAACTGCCGGCGGCCGTGACCGAGATGAGCACCACCATCAACGGCGTCTTCGATGAGGCGCGGGCCACGGGGCGGAGCAGATAGCCGAATGCCCAGACAGATGACCATCGTCCAATGGTTGCGTCGCGCGACCACAACGGCCGCGAAGTTGGCTGTGGGGTGCTGGTTGTGGGTAGCGCTTGTGATGGCCTGGGGAGTGCTGATGGCCCTGTGCGAACGAATTGGCGTAGACCCAGGCGCATTGGTTGTTCTTTGGCTACCGGCCGGGTTGATCGTCCTGGCGTTCGTGCTGTCCGGGCTGTCGGTGGTGATGGAGCGTCGGGCGACACGAAAATAGACGTGAATGTAACGGTAGACGGCCGCCACCGGCCGGGGAGTATCGGATGAACGACAACGGGCCGGCCCTGACCGGCGAGCAGATGGAAGAAGTCCTGCAAGTGGCGATGGCCCCGTGGGACGCCCGCTCGTGGGACAACCTGAGCGAGATGTACCCGCACACGGCCGACGCGCTGGCTTTCGCGGTGCGCCACGGCGGGCTGACGGCCAAAGGCGTGCGCGACTACTGCGACCAGTGGGGGTATCTGCCGGAGACGGCCAACTGGCTGCGCCAGTGCGTGCTGCACCTCCACAGGGTGCAGGCGGCGGACGAAGAGGCCGAGGAAGCGGCGGCCGAAGCGCCGCGCCGGGGCCGCCCCATCGCCGACGAGCCGGGGCAGGGGGGCCGACGCGTCGTCGACGGTCTGAGCGCGGCCAGGGTAGCCACCTCGCGCCACCGGCTTGAGGAGGCGGCCGACAGCCGCGTGGCCGTCGGTGTGGGCTTCATCAACTACCTCGCGCCCGACAACCCCGCGGAGTAAGGGCCACCGTGGGAGGAGGATTGGAGCGGCTGGCCGACCCGACGGCGTGGCGCGACCGGGCGGCCTTCGAGCAGTTCCGCGTGGCCATGGCGCTGCGCGCGGCCGAGTTGCAGCGGACGACCGGGCGGCGCGACATGCCGGCCTTCGGCCGCTGGCTGAAGCAGGCCAGCCCGGAGTGGCCGTGGCACTACCGCCACCTGAAGGTTATTCGCAAGTACCTCAATCGGGTGGAGGCCGGGGAGATACAGCGCCTCATGATCTCCCTGCACCCGCGCTCCTTCAAGTCCCAGATGGTCACGGTGCGCTATCCGGCCTACGTGCTGGAGCGCGACCCGCTGACGCGCATCATCGTCGGCAGTTACAACCAGGAGCTGGCCGAGTCCTTCTCCCTGGAGACGCGGCGCATCGTGGCCGAGCGCGGCGTGGCCCTCAATCCCAAGCGACAGAAGGTCAATGAGTGGCTGACGGCCGCCGGCGGCGGGCTGAAGGCGGTCGGCGTAGGTTCCGGCGTGACCGGGCGCGGCGGAAATCTCATTTTGATAGATGATCCGGTGCAGTCCTATGAGCAGGCCCACAGTCGCGCCTACCGCGAACGGGTGTGGAACTGGTGGCGGACTGACCTCTTCTCGCGTCTGGAGCCGCACCCGCGTGACGGCCGCCCGCCGGCGGTCATCCTGATCATGACCCGCTGGGCGGAAGACGACCTCGCCGGGCGCATCCTGGCCGGTGAGGATGGCGAGCAGTGGCACGTGCTGCGCATTCCGGCCCTGGCCGAGACCCAGGCCGAGCGCGACGACTACAACGCCGGGATCGGACGGCCGCCGGGCGAGGCCGACCCGCTGGGCCGGGCACCGGGCGAGGCGATGAACCCGGAGCGGTTCGATGTCAAGCAGCTGGAGGCGATCCGGGTCGGCGGCGGGCTTATGTCGTTCATGGCCCTCTACCAGCAGCGGCCGAGCGCCCCGGAGGGGGACATGTTCCGCCGCGAGTGGTTCGAGGTGGTCAGCGCCGAGGCGTTCGCCGCGCTCACCGCGCCGGGCACGTCGCGGGCGGCCGTGCGTTACTGGGACAAGGCCGGGTCCAAGTCGGCCGGCAGCGCCTACACCGCTGGGGTGCTCATGGCCCGCGTCGGCGGGGACACCTACGTCGCGCACCTGGTCATGGGCAAGTGGACGGCCCCGGAGCGCGAGCGCGTCATCCGGCAGACGGCCGCCGCCGACTTCGCCGCGTGGGGGTATGACGTGGAGACGGTGGTCGAACAGGAACCCGGCTCAGGCGGCAAGGAGTCGGCCGACAACACCGTGGACGCGCTGTCGGGCATGGGCTACCGCGTCGCCGCCGACCGGCCCACCGGCGACAAGACGCTGCGCGCCGAACCGCTGGCCGCGGCCGCCTCGGTCGGCCGGGTGAAGCTGGTCGAGGGGCCGTGGAACCGGGACTACCTGGATATTCTGGCGGCCTTCCCCGGTGGCGCGGTCAAGGACGCCGTGGACGCCTCGTCGGGCGCGTTCATCCGGTTGACCCAGGTCGAGCGCGGCCGGCCGGCGGCGGGGCAGGCCACGGTCACGAGCGCCAGTGACATCTTCGATGACTAGCCGAGGAGCAGGTTAGGGGAGCTATGACACGCAAGAAGACGGCCGCCGAGCAACCGCCCGCCGAGCGACGGGCCGCGGCCCTCCGGGCGGCGCGGGAGGAGCTGGCCGCGCTGGCGGTGGAGCTGGAGGCGCGTTACGGCGCGACCGAGGGCCGCGGCGACCCGGCGGCCGAGGCCGAGGCGCTGGCCTTGCAGGGGCTGGTCGATGCCCTGCGGGCGCTGCGGGCCGGGCCGGGGTTGCTGTAGGGATGCTGGACGATGACTTGTCCCGCCAGGCCGTGCCGGTCAGCCGGCCGGTCGACCGACCCACGGCCGCCGCGCCGCGCCCGGAAGGGCGGGCCGAACGGGCGGAGAAGTTCAAGCGGCGCGTGATGGGTCTGGCCGCCGGGCGGTGGGAGGTCATCCTCACCGTGGACGAGCATGGGGTCATTGACTGGTCGTTCCGGCCCTTCGGCAAGGTGGAGAGGTAACGGCCGCCGCGCGGCCGGGGGAAAGGGGAGACAGTGACGCAGATGCACACACAGAAGAGTGATCCGGCCCGCGCCGCGCTGGTGCGCGGGCTGGCGGTGCTGTACCGGGCGGCCGTGCTGGAAGTCCTCATGACCCGTTACCGCTGGTCGGCCGAGACGGCCGCCCGCGCCGCCGACGACATCGAGCGGGCGGTCATCCGTGCCCGCGCCGCCCCGCCTCCCCAGACCCCGCCCTAGACCCCGCGCCGGACGGCCGTCGCCCGCTGGCAACCAATCTCAACGAATTGAGTATATCTACCTATTTACATCTGTTACGCAATCGCTTATACTATCCTTGTGATTGGCGGCGGGGATAACCCAAAGCAACCGGTTAAAAACCACATAGGAGTGATACCCATGTCTAACACGCCATTCCAGACTGTTATCGGGATGCTGCGGCGGGCGGCGGCTTTTGACAAGCTCCCCCCACAGCAGCAGGCGGCCCTGCGGGCGCAGGTGAGCCGTCTGAGCAAGACGACCACTGACCCGCAGATCGCTGAGGTGCTGACCCAGATTCGGGCCACCATCGGTGAGGCCGAACGCAAGGACACCGGCGGGATGACCGTCGAGGACTTGTTGGACGAGCACCGCGCCGGGTACGCCCACTACGATCCGCGCCGCCGGGCCGCTTTCAAGAGCCGCATGACCCGGCTGGCGAAAGCCGCCGAAGAAGACGGCGACGCGGACGCGGTGGCAACGTTGACGGCGCTGGCGGACGAAATCCGGGCCTCTGAGGAATCGGAGGCGCGGGAAGAAATCCGCAAGCTGGCTGAGGCGCTGCGGAGCGCCAACTAAGTAGGGTATCACCGCCGCCAATCACAGCCGGGGCCGCCGCAGGGCGGCCCCTTTGGTGGGCCGGATAGATAGCTGGTGGGGCGGGCGCGGGCCGACGCGGGCGGCGCGGCAGACGAGTGACAGACGGCCGTCAGGTGGGGACGAACGGCCGCCGGCCGGATGCCGGATTGCGCCCCGGGCCGGACGCTGGCCGACGCGGCCGTGGCCGGTCGACGTGGGTGGGACTTTTTACCCGCCTCGCCGACGGCCGCCGGGCCTTCTCTCAACCAGTCTCAACGAATATTTGACGCCGATAGCGGAATTCCTATAATCCGGGGCAGACAAACGAATAACACGCGGCCGGGCCACCATACCCGGTGACGCGCCAGGAACCGGATAACGACCACGCGGCGCACCCTTCACACGAGGGGTGCGCCGCTTTTCGTTTGGGGCAGGGGCAGTATGAGCAAGACGAACAAGCAGACCCGATTCAGGGAAGTGCAGGGCGAAGTCGCCCTGCTGGAGCAGGCCGGTGAGGCGGCCGCCGGGCCGCGCCGCATCCGTGGCGTGGGGGCGGTGGCCGACGCGGTCAACCAGAATCGCCGTTTGTACCCGGCCGACGTGCTCCGCGAGGCAGTCCGCATGGCGCAAGCCAAGCTCACTCGCTCGCTCAGCCAGGGCAACATCCTCGGAGAAGCCGACCATCCGCCGTATGGGCCGCGCGTACTGGAAACGGTCGTCAAGTGGGAGGCCATCACCTTCAACGAGACGACCCGCGCCGTGGAGGTGGAGGGGACCATTATCCCCACCGACGCGGGCCGGAACGTGCTGACGCTCATGGAGGCCGGTGTCTTCCCCGGACTGTCGCTCAGAGGGCATGGCGATAGCCAGTACGACATCGAGAAAGATATTGAGACCGTGACGCGCCTTGAGTTGATCGGGTTCGACCTGGTCTTTGAGCCGTCCTTCGAGGACGCCGGGGTCACGGCGCTGGAACACAAACAACATCAGGAGAGGGGAGAGCCAACGATGGAACCGAAGAACGAAGATAAGGGCGTCGTGGACGCCAAGCTGGCGGCCGAGGTGCAAGAGCAGAGCCGCCGGCGCGAGGACGCCGAGAAGGCGCTGGCCGAAGCCAAGCGCCGCGAGGAAGAGCAGGCGGCCGAGGTCAAGCGGCTGGCCGATGAGAAGGGCAAGCTGGAAGAGGCCGCCCGCGCCCGCGCCGTGGCCGACGCCATCGCCGTTGAGACGGCCGCGCTGCCCTACGACGCCGTTGTGGTCGCCCGCATCCGCGAGGCGGCCGAGGGCGCGGGTCTGGCCGACGCCGACGCCGTCCGCAAGTTCGTGGCCGGCGAGCGGGCGCGTGTGGACGCGCTGGCCGAGGCGCTCAAGCGCGAGGCCGAGAAGGCGGCCGAGGCCAAGCGGATCGAGGAAGAGAAGGCCGAGGCTGACCGCCGCGCCGAGGCGCGGGGCTTCAAGGTCAACGGCCCGGTCATCGAGACGGCCGCCGGTGTGCCGGAGTACGCCACCTACAGCCACGAGCTGCGCGAGCAGTTGCGCGTGCGCGGTCTGGGCACCGAGTACGACGCCGCCAAGGGCCAGAGCCGCGCCGAGACGCTGGCGCGCAAGATGCTGGAGGCGTTCGACAAGCAGTATCAGCGCCAGCTCATCGCCGAGCAGGCCGCCCTGCGCGAGGCTACGGCCACGTCCGACCTGAACCTGCCGACGCAGATCAGCCGGGCCATCATCGCCGAAGCCGTGCCGGAGATCGTCGCCGCCAACGTCTTTGACTTTGGTCTGATCGACGGCTCGCCGACGCGGGTGTGGTTCGAGGCGTATGCCGGTGAGTCCGGCTCCGCGCCGGCCGTCACCGATGAGGTCGTCGCCGCCGACCACGATGCGTGGGTCGCCCTGGCCAACAAGCACCTGCGCCGCAGCCCGGCCCCGGTCGTCACCAACTCGGCCGGCTCCACGACCTACACGGAGTGGACGGACTACATGATCGACCACGCCGACGGCCGTCTGTACGCCTTCTCGACCGGCACGATCACCGACGCCCAGTCCCTCAAGATCGACTACACCTACGACAAGGTCGCCGTGGGCGAGGGTGGGGCCATCCAGCGCGGCAAGGGCACGCTGGCCTACCAGGACGTGTCGGTCGCCGCCAAGCGCCTGGCCGGCCTGGTCAACGACGAGGCCGTCGCCTTCGGCCAGTCGCAGCTCGGTTGGGACCCGGTGACGCGGGTCGTCTCGATGCTCATCCGTGAGCTGCGCGAGATGATCGACAACGCCGTCTTCTCCAAGGCCATCGCCGCATCGGTGCAGTCGGGTAACTTCGGCGGCTTGTGGATGGCCGCCTCCGACACCGAGTCCGACCTGGTGAAGCAGATGGGCATCGCCAAGGTAGCCGTCGAGAACGACTACTACATGCCGCGCTACTTCGTCATGTCCAAGACCAACGCCGACCGTCTGTCCAACTGGACGGGTCTGACGCGCGAGGGCTTCCCCGATGCGCTGCTGGGCGCGGCCGGGTTCGCCAATATGCAGGTCAAGGGTCTGCCCATCTTCTCGACCACGGCCATGCCCGACACCCACATCCTGGTTGTCCACCCCGAACTGGTGCAGCACCGGGTGCTGTCCTCGCGGCCGATGTCGCTCAAGGGGCCGTTCCAGTACCGCGACACCAACGGCAACCTGGTGGCGGCTCAGGAGTGGTACATCGAAGAGTACAACGGGCAGTGGGCATTCATCAACAACAAGGGCGGCTACGTCCGCGTCGCCTAGTCCGGTTCTGAGGATGTAAGTCAGGGGCGGGTAGTCGCGCGGGCGGCCGCCCGCCCCTTTAAGGGATAACCACCATGAGTAACGCAGTTGTGGAACTAATCAGCCCCTTCGAGGGTCGCCTGAACGAGGGCAAGGTCGCCACGGCGGCCCTGGCCGACGCGGCCGTGACCAAGCCCAAGCTGGGGACGGGCTTCCTGAAGATGGCCCTGGTCAACGGGGCCGCGGCCGGTAACGTCACCGTGACGGGCATCGCCACGGCCGACGCGCTCATCGGCGTCCTGCACCTGCCGGACGCGGGCGCAATCGACGCCATGGCCGACCTGACGAGCGAGTTTTCCATCACCGCCGCCAACACCATCAACAACACCGGCGGTACGGCTTCGACCAACGGCAAGCTGCTGATCTTCTACCAGGATCGCGCCTAGCGATCCGCCCAGCCAGAACACAGGGAGAGATACATGAGCGTGGAACGTACATCTTTCACCCGGCCGATCACCGCCCCCGGTTACACCCGGGTGGCCGTTGTGCCCGGTGGCCCGCCCGGCCCCGTCCCCGTCCCCGGCATCAAGCTGACCGAGGCGCTGGTGGGCGTCGTCTACTACCCCGGCGCGGGCACGATGGTGACGGACGTCATCGACCTGACGGGACAGTTCACCATCTCGGCCGACGGGACCATCAGCAACAACGGCGGGGCGGACACCTCGGCCGGCAAGCTGCTGCTGGTGATCCAGGATCGTTCCTAGCGGATACGCCATGCTCGTCACGGCCGTCAACCGGACAAACGAACCCGTGCTGGTGGGAGCGTACTTCCTTCTGCCGGGGGAGGGGCGGCGCGTCACCCTTGGCGACTACATCCAGGCCCGCGCCGTGCATGGCGCGGGCCTGGATTCGGCCGACGCCCCGGCGGCGGCCGTGGTGCTGGCCGAGCCGGAACTGGACGCCGACCTGGAGACGGCGGCCGATGAGCCGGATGAGTACTCGCTCGACGTACTGGACGGCGACGTGGGCGAGCGCGATCTGTGGGCCATGACGCGGGCGGAGCTGGCCGAACTGGCCCGAACGCACGGGCTTGTGCCCGGCCGCCGCACCAAGCGGGAGCTAATCGAGGCGCTGCATGAGTACGCTGACTGAACTGGTCGCCCAACTGGCCGCGCTTGTGCCCGCCCAATCCGGCGCGCCGTCCACAGCTCAGTACCAGCAGGCGGTGCGCGCGGCGGTGGGTGACTTCGGCTATCGCGTGCCGCGTACGCTCTATGGGTCGCTGGCGGTGGTGGCCGGGACGGCCGCCTACGCCCTGCCCGACGGGTTCCAGCGCCTCATTCAACTGGAAGCACTCGGCGGCGAGACCACCCGCGACGCGGGCGGCTTTCTGGTGGCCTTCGACACGGCCGCCGCGCTCGCCGAGCGCCACGTCATCTCCGGGGGCACTATCACCTTCTACCCCACGCCGGTCTACACGCTGGCCCGCGCCCTGTGGTATGCCGCCGGGTATCCCTACGTCGCCCTGTCGGACACCTTCGACGGTCTGACGGTCGCGACCGAACAGGTGGTCATGCTCCGCGCCCAGGCCAACGCCCTGCGGGTGCTGTCGAGCGCCACGGCCGCCGGGCGAGGCATGAGCTACCGCATCGGCGACGTGGCGGTGGACCGCGCCGTGACCCAGCCCCACGCCCAGGCGGCGGAGGAGCTGGACGCGGCCTACGCCGACGCCTGCCGGTCGCTGGTCGGGTTCATCGGCGCGCGCGGCGCGCCGGCCGGCTGGGAGGCGCTGCGATGATCCTGAGCGCGGCCGACCTGGACATCATCGCCACCGACATTCAGGCCATCATTGCCGAACGGCCGCTCGCGGTCGCCTTCCGGCGGGGCGGGCTGGCGCTCGCGGCCCAGACGGTGCGCGTGGTGGCTGCGCGCGGGGCGACCACGGCGCGGGGCGAGGCCACGGCCGCGGCCCGCTGGCCGCTGGTTGTGCTGGGGCCGCCGGCGCTGGACATTGAGATCGGCGACCGCTTCAACGGCTACAACGGGGAGCTTATCGAGGTGAAGAGCGTCCACAACGACCGACGCGCCTTCACCCAGGCCGGAGCCGACCTGGCGCAGTAGGGGAGCTATGGGACTTCTGGATCGCTTCCGCCGTAACCCGACCGCCGTGGCCGAGACGCCGCACAACACGTCGCGCGAGACGGTTCCCCCGGCGCGGCCGTCGGAACTGGTCGAGCGCTTCGGCGTTGAGCGCGGGCGGCACGAGACCGTGCGCAAGGCGCGGGAGATGTACGGCCGCGACCCGCGCATCCAGGGGATGATCCGCACGCTGGCCCGTGACGCGGCCAAGAACGGATTCACCGTCACCGTCGCCGAGGGGCCGCGGGCCGAGGAGGCTCAGGCGGCCATCGACGCCCTGGTGCGCCGGCTGCACCTGAAGCGCAAGCTCGACGACTACGGCCGCATGGCGATGCGTGACGGCGATCTCTTCCTGGAGCCGGGCGTGTCGGCGGCGCGGGAGATTGTGGAGTTGACGCGCAAGCCGACCTTGCAGATGGTGCGCCTCTCCGATGAGTTCGACCGCTTTCCCGACCCGGTGCAGGCGTTCGCCTGGACGGACGCGGCCTCGGCCGCCGCCGGTTCCGTCGGCCGCGACGCGGTCACGTTCCCGGAGTTCCTGATGATCCACGCCCGCTGGAACCACGACTCCGAGAGTCGCTACGGCAGCCCGGAATTCGCCGCCGCCGTGGGGGCCTGGAAGCGGGCCAGTGAGGGCGAACTTGACGTGGCTATCGGCCGCAAGACGCGCTCCGGCGTGAGCTACGTCCACAACCTGGTGGGGGCGTCGGAAGCCGACATCGCCGCCTACAAGAACGCCAACCAGGCGGCGCTGGACAAGCCCTTCGCCGCCCGCGCCGACTACTTCATCAACTTCGACGGGGGCATCTCCCAACTCCAGGGGGACAGCAACCTGGGCGAGATTCGGGACGTGGAACACCACATCCAGACGATGACGGCCGCCAGCCCCGTACCGCTGGAACTGGTGGCCTACGGGGCCAACCTCAACCGCGACGTGCTGCAAGAGAAGAAGCGCCAGTACGACGAGGGTATCGCCGCCGCGCAGGGCTGGATGGCCGACCAGATCATCGAGCCGCTTATCGAGCGGCAACTGTTGCTGGCGGGCATCCTGCCGGAGAACGTCGAATACGCCATCGGCTGGCCGGCCAAGCGCGTCCTGACCCCCGCCGACATGCAGGCCCTGGCCGTGGCCGTGGCCCAGATGCGCGCCGGCGGCTGGTCGGACGCGGCCGTCTGGGCGCTCGTCGAGCGCTATCTGCCGGAGGACGTGACATTGGAGACGCTGTTCAGCGGCCCGCCCGTCGCGCCGCCGGCCGCCCCGGACAATGAAGCCGACGAGGAGGACGCGGACGACGACGAGGGGGACGACGACGGCGTAGATGACGCCACGACCGAGGCGACCGTGCCGGCGCGGCTGTATGCCGAGACGATGGGCGCGGTCAACCGGCTCGTCGGCCGTCTGGACATGGTGATGTGGGAGGACGACGATGGCGCTTAGCCTGGCGCTGCCCACCGTCACGCAGGCCACCCACCCGACCCGCGCCGCGCGGGTGCGCCGGGCGCTGCGACTCTTTGTCGAAGAGACGGCCGCGCCGCGCCGCGCGGCGGCCGTGGACGCGCTGGAGCGCGAGACGGCCGGGCGCGTGGCCAAGTGGTTCGTCTTTCAGGGCCAGGTCGCGGTGCGCGTGCTGGGGGCGGAGATGGGGCCGCGACTGGACGCCTCCGCCCGGCGCGAGAGCCGTCTGCGCGAGGACATCTCCTGGGAGGAGTGGGACTACCTCTTGAACGGCGTGTTCATGGGCAACCACCCCGGCGGGATGCTGGCCCTGCGCGACATCATCAGCGACGGCCGCGCGACCGCCTACGCGCGCGGGGCGGAAGAGACGCTGGCCGGGACGGGGCTGGGGGTGCGCTTCGCCGTGGGTAGCCCCGCGGCCGTGGCCCACGCCCGCGCCGTCGCCGCCGCCCAGGTAACGCGCATCAACGACACCACCCGTGACCAGTTGCGGACGCTCATCACCCAGGCGGTCGAGAACGGCTGGTCGTGGAACCGCACGGCCGAGGCCATCACCGAGCGCTACAAGGACTTCGCCGGCGCGCCCCTCTTCCCGTCGCGCACCTTCCGCAGCCGGGCGGAGATGGTCGCCGCTTACGAGATTGGCGACGCCTACGAGGCCGGAAGCGAGGCCCAGGCGCTGGCGCTGGCGGCCGAGGGCGTGACGATGGAGAAGTCGTGGCTCGACGCCGGGGACGCGCGGGTGCGTCCGGCCCACCGGGCCAACGCCGCCGCGGGCTGGATTCCCCTGGACGCCACTTTCCCCGACGGGTCGCGGCGCTCGCCGACCGACGCCGGTTGCCGCTGCGCCGTCGCCTACCGCGCGCGCGAGGCCGTCCCCGGCGACGACGCGACCGGCGCGGGCGGCCCGGATGCGGCGGCCGTGGCCCTGGCCCCCATTGATTCGTTGTCGATGCGACCGGAGTACATCGGCCGCGGTGTGGCCGAGTCGGTCTTCCAATCCGACGCCTCGGAACGGGCGCGGCAACGGGCGATGAAGCTGTCGGCCCGCTGGGACCGCTACACGCGGCTGGGGGACGCGGCGCTCGATCTGGACTTGCAGATCGCGCTGGCCATTGAGGGCAAACAGCCGGAAGAGCGGATCGTGGCGCTGGAGAAGCAGTTGAAGCGGACGGCAATTTTGCGGCGCAAGGCGTATGACCACTACCACGCCGGGGCGCGCGCGGCGCTGGCCCTGCCGGAGGCGCGACGTTCGACCTTCACCGCCACCGTGACCCTCGCCGGTCGCTCACAGACGGCCGCGCGCGAGGTGCTGGACGAGGTGCGGCAGATGGTGTCGGCCACGACGCTGCCCGGCGACGTGCGCGTGCGCGTGGCCAGGACGCTGGACAGTGAACGCGCCTACGCCACCGGCAGCAACGTCTTCCTGACCGGCAGCCCCTATGAACACATGGGGTCGTCCCTGTTCCACGAGATGGGGCACGTCATCGAGGACAACAACGAGATGGTGTCGGAACTGGCCTGGGCCTTCCACCGCCGCCGCACGCGCGGCGAATCGCCGGTGGCCCTCAACGAACTGGCCGAGTACCCCACCTACGACGCGGCCGAGTTGACCTGGCGGGACGAATTCATCGACCCCTACATGGGCAAGGTCTACACGACCGGCGCGACGGAGATCGTCTCGACCGGCCTCCAGTACATGCGCCACAGCCCGGAGGATTTGGCCGCGCGCGACCCGGACTACTTCCATTTCATGTACCACCTGCTGCGCGGCGATCTGGACTATCTGGCCGAGAGGATGAGCCAGTGAGCGCCGACATCTACCTGAACGGCCGCCGGGCCACCGTCGAGCACGGCGTCTGGTCGGTCGAGGGCGACGACGCGGCGGCGCGGGCCTGGACGCGACTGCTGGGCGACATGACCCCGCCGGCGGGCGTTTCGCCCACGGTGGGGCGGCCGGACGTGTGGCTGGCCCGCCGGGCGGTCGATTGGCTGGGCCGCGCGGGCCAGCGGGCGGCGCTGGTTTACGTCAGCGCCGAACAGTACGAGCCGGGGAGGGTCTACTGATGGGTGACGTCAGCTTCACCTGGGACAAGTCGCCGGCCGACATCGGCCGCGCCGTCGAGCGCTTCAGCCACCTGGCGGGGACGCGCGTCGAGCAGGCGGCGCGGGCCGAGGCGGCCTCGTCGGCGGCCGACATGAAGCGCGAGCGGCCGTGGCGGGACATCACCGGCAACGCCCGGCGCGGTCTGCGCGGTGAGGTCGAGACGAGCGGCTGGCGCATCTCGCTCTACCTCATCCACTCGGCCGAGTACGGGCGCAATCTTGAACTGGGCCACGCCGGGCGCTACGCGGTCATCGTGCCGACGCTGCACGGCAAGACCATCCCGCGCCTGCGGCGACGGCTCCAGGGGGTGATGAAGTGACGCCGACGGCCGCCGTTCACGCCGTTCTGTCGGCCGACGCGACGCTGGTCGCGCTTCTGCCGGGCGGGGTGTGGTCGGGTCTGCCGGAGATAACCCGGCAACTCGCGCCGGGGGCGTTTGACGCCAACGGCGAGTTACAGACCTGCGCCCTGGTCAAGTCGGACGGGGAGCGTGACGCCGGGCCGCGTCGCATCGCCGGGGCGCAACTGGTCAACGTGTGGGTCTACGACCGCGCGAGCGACGGGCGGGTCGAGGAAGTGCTGACCCGCGTTCACGAACTGCTGCACCGGCGGCCGCTGGGCAACCAGATGTGGGAGGCGTCGCGCTTCGCTGCCACCTGGGGCTGGCGCGAAGAGGCGCTCTCGGCGCGCGGCGGGGTCGGCCGCTATGAGGTTCACGTCTACCGGGGGTAGCGGTTTACCCGGTGCGGTTGAAATTCGTCCCACTGGGACAAGGGAGTGAGAGATGGCACGACAGACAAAGACGGTTGAGAAGACAGTCAACACCGGGCTTGTCGCTACCTACGCCGCGGCCCACGCCGACGGCCATGCGGCCACGTGGCACCGGGACATGGTCTACCACGTGAAGCAGGGGGTCGGCGCGCGGGTGGCGACCATCGCCGTGGGCAAGACCTTCGAGGGGCGGGCCATTACCGCCCTGACGGTCAACATCGCCCAGAACACGGAAGTGTTTATCGGCCCGTTCCACCCGGACTACGTGCAGGCCGACGGCACGGTGTGGATCACCTTCGACGCCACGACCAACACCACGCTGGCGGCGCTGCGGACGGGGGTGGCCTGATGAACGAGACGGTCAAGATCGCCATGCGGCCGGGGATGTACCGGCGCGTGCTGGGCGAGTACGTGTGGGCAGAGGCCAACGGCTTCAAGGCGGACGTGGACATCCCCACGGCGGCCGAACTGCTGACCTATCCCGGCGGCGGTTACTGGCTGGGCGAACGGCCGCGGCCGGCGGCGCTCAAGGCGCTGGCCGAGGCCATGAACATCGACCCCAGGAACCTGGTGCTGCCGGCCGAGGAGAAGGCGGCCGAGCGCACGCTCGACCAGGTGACGGGCGGCAAGTGGGCCATGCAGCTGTCGGAGCATGGCATCCGGCGGCCGGAGCAGCTGGCGGCGCTGGACGCGGCCGGACAAGAACAGCTGGCCACGGTGTCGGGCGCAAGCCTTGACGAGGTGCGGGCCTGGGTGCAGCAGGCCAAACAGGAGTAGTGGGACTTTAGCCCGCAGGGGCTTCAGCCACAAGGGGTAAAGCCCCAAGGGGAGCAAGAGATGGCAAACAAGACCTATGGCAAGTTCACCCGCGGCCTGCGTGATATCAAGATCACCAACGCCGCGGGCACGGTGCAGGAAGACCTGGACGCGGCGGTGACGTTCACCTTCAAGCCGACCGTTTCGACGGCCGTCCTGCGCGGCGATGACGTGGAAAAGGTGCGCTACACCTCGGTTTCCGGTGGTGAAGGCACGCTGTCGGCCGGCGGTTACTCGTCGGCCGCCCTGGCGATCATGCTGGGCGTCACCCTGACGGTGGCCGGTTCTTCGCCCAATGAGACGACGACGATGGACATCCCGGAAGGGCTGGTCTTGCCGTCGTTCAAGATTTACGGCATGGCCTACGACAAGAGCGGTGGGGCCAAGCAGGTGCTTCTGGGCAACTGCACCCTGACCGAGCTGCCGGAAATCTCCTTCCAGGACGAGGAGTTCTACGTCACCAACCTCAACGTGGGGGTGTCGGCCGATTCCAACGGCCGCATCGCCCGCTACATCCAGCAGGAGACGGCCGCGGCGCTGCCGACGAGCTAGGCCGCTGAACCGGGCCAGGGGAGGGGGCGGACGGCCGCCCTCTCCCCACCGGACGCGAGGGAGAACACATGAGCAAGCGCAGCACGAGCAAGTATCTGGCCCAGTGGCAGGCGCGCCGCGCGCCGCGCACGCTGGAGTTGAGCGACGGCCTGATGGTCGATCTCCGGCCGGTGGACATCACGACCCTGATGTTCAGCGGCTCCATCCCCATGCCGCTGATGCGCGAGGTGATGGAGATGAAGCCGGCGGCCGACGGGGAGTACGACCCCAACGACGTGGCCGTGATGATGCCGCTCATCGACGCGGTGGTGCTGGCGACCGTCATCGACCCGCCGCTTTCGCCCGATGGGGCCGAGGGGACGCTACCGCTGGATGCGATCTGGTTCGTGGACAAGATGTCCATCTACCGGGAGGTGAGCAAACCGGCAACGGCGCTCCAGCCTTTTCGTCAACAACCGGACGGAGATGAGGCTCCTGTATCTGGTGGCTAAGACCTTCGGCGGGCGGCCGAGCGACTACGTCGGCGTGCGCGACAAGTGGGCCGCCTACCAACTGGACGCGGCCGTGCTGATGGCGTCGCTGGGCGATGAGGACGAGGACGGGGCCGGGCCGGTCAGCTCTAACTGGGACGATATAGCAGGGTAGCAGAGTAGCGAACGGGAGCCGTAACGGATGACCTCAATCTCGCTCGGCAGCGCGTCGGCAAAAGTCGATCTGGACGTCAGTGGCCTCCGGCGGGGTGTCACCGAAGCCCAGAAGGCTTTAGGCACGCTCCAGAACACGGCCAAGATGGCCTTCGGCGCGGTGGGGCTGGGGGCGGGGGCCGGGTTCGCCCTGGCCGTTAAGTCGGCCGTGGACATGAACGCCACGCTGGAGACCACGCGCCTCCAGTTCGAGACGCTCATGGGGTCGGCCGATGAGGCGCGCGAACACGTCGCGGACTTGTTCGACTTCGCCAAGCGCACCCCTTTTGAGACAGGGCCGATCATCCAGGCGTCGCGGCAGATGCGGGTCTTCGGCGGTGACGCCCTGGACACCGAAGAGAACCTGACGCGCGTCGGCGACACGGCCGCGGCCATCGGCGCGCCGATTGAGGACATCTCCTTCTGGGTCGGCCGGGCCTACGCCGCCATTCAGGGCGGGCAGCCGTTCGGCGAGGCGGCCCAGAACCTCATGCAGCTGGGCGCGGTCAGCCCCCAGGTCGTGGCCGAGATGAACCGCCTGCGCGACGCGGGCGCGTCGGCCGACGAGATTTTCGCCGTCTTCCAGACCCACATGGACGGCTTCTCCGGGGCGATGGAGAAGCAGTCGCGCACCTGGTCGGGCCTGATGGCCACCATCTCCGACTCGGTGAAGATGGCCCTGGCCGACGCGCTGCTACCCTTCTTCGAGGGGGCCAAGTCCGGGCTGGAGCAGATCGTCGCCATTCTGGACGACCCGGACACGCAAGCCGCGATTGCCGACTTCGCCGCGCGGCTATCGGAGATGATGGCCGTCATCATCCCCCTGGCGATTGAGCATGGCCCGGCGCTCGTCAAGGTCATGGGGGCGCTGATGGCCGTCCTGGGCGCGGTCACGGTCGTCAACAAGGCCGTCAAGGGCTACCTGGCCCTGAAGGCGGTCATTTCGGGCGTGGCGGCCTTCTTCGGCCTGACGGCCACGGCCGGCACGGCCGCCGCCGCGGGCACGGCCGCCGCCGGAGCCGCGGCCACCGGGGCCACGGCCGCCGTGGGCGGTCTGAGCGGCGTGCTGGCGGCCCTGACCGGCCCCATCGGCCTGGTCATCGCCGCCGTGGGCCTGCTGGCGGTGGCCTGGAACAAGAACTGGTTCGGCATCCGCGACCGGACGGCCGAGGCCGTAGCCAAGGTGCGGGAGATCATCGACAGGGGGATGGCCCTGCTGCGCGGCCTGTGGGACAAGCACGGCGCGGGGATTCTGGCCGCCTGGCAGAAGATTTGGGCGGCCGTCACCCTCTACTTCCGCACGACCTGGGAGAACATCCAGTCGATCTTCAAGATTTTCGCCGCCATCTTCCGGGGGGATTGGGAAGAGGTCGGCCGCCAGGTGCGCCAGATTTGGGAGCGCACACTCCACATGCTGGTGACGGTCTTTACCAACCTGTGGGACGCGCTACGCCCGGCGCTGGCCTCGCTGGCGGCCAAGATCGTCGCCTGGTGGCTCGGCATTGACTGGGGCGACCTGGGACGCAAGGCGGCGCGGGGCATTGCCGAGGGGCTGGCCTCAAGCGACTTCGAGCGCGGCTTCGGCGGGTATGAGTCGGGGCAGCGGGTGCGCGAGGCGTTCCTGTCCGGCTGGCGTGACGCGGCCGAGGATGACAGCTGGGCCGATTGGGCGGCCAAGGAGGCCGAACAGGTCGCCGAGCGACAGGCCGCCGCCATCCAGCAGGGGGCGGAGACGGCCGATAGGGCCATGCTGGCCTACGCCGAAGGTTACGGCGAGGTGACCCAGGCGGCGGGGTTGACCGTGTCCCAACTGGCCCGCGTTCGCTCGGAGATAGGCCAGACCGGCGACGGCATGAAGCTGGCGGCCGACCGGTCGGACAAGTTCGCCGCGGGCATGGACTCGCTGACGGCCGCCGCGACGCGCAACAAGACGGCCATTGATGAGGCCGCCGCCGCCGCCCAGCGGTACGCCGCCGCCTTTGCCGGGGTGCAGGCCGACTACGTGACCGAGCGGCCCAAAGCCGAAGACCCCCTCGTAACCCCGGAGCGCACCGTCACGGTGACGACGCAAATCAGCGGGCCGACCGAGGAGCAGCGGGCGCTGGCCGAACGGTACACGGCCGAGTTGGACAAGCTACGCGAGAGCTACGTTGAGCTGACCAGCGGCGTCGGCACGTTCGGCATGGAGCAGGAGAAGCTCGACGAGAAGATCGCCGAGACGGCCGGGGAGATCGCCCACTACGAAGGGCTGCTGGCCGGACTGCCGGCGGCGGTCAATGAGGTATCGACTAGCCAGCAGGGGCTTAAGGTCAACGTAGACGCGGTGCATCAGGGCATCTACGACCAGCTGGTGCAGATGAACGCCGCGCCGGAGGTCATTACCGCCTACGCCGTAGCCACGGGCATCATGACCACGGCCCAGGCCGAGGCCGCTCTACAGGCGGCGGCGGTCAAGGTCAAGATCGAGGAGCTGGGCACCAAGATCGCCGAGGGCATGCCCATCGACAAGGCCCTGGCCGACCTCGACGCCTTTATCTCCAAGATCGAGGGGGGCGCGGTTCCGGCGGCCCAGACGATGGCCAACGACGTGCCCCTGGCGCTGGCTCCCATGTCGGAGGAGATGTCCACCCAGGCCACGGCCGCCGGTGAGGCCGTGCCGGACAACATCGCCGGCGGCATTACCGACAACCTGGAGACGGCGACAGAGGCAGCGACAGAGGCGGCCGACGCCGTGACCCAGGCCGTGCGCGACGCCCACGGCATCGAAGGGGAGTCGTCTTCGGTCTTCGCCGACATCGGCGCGCAGGACATCACCGGCCTCATCGAAGGCGCCGAAGGGCTGGAGGGCGACGCGGTGGACACGATGGAGGGCATCGGCCAGTCCACGGTCGACGCCTGGGACCCGACCATCAGCGCGGCCGAGGGCATCGGCGTGGCCATCATGGACGGCATCATCGCCGGGATCGAATCGCGGCGCGGGGCGCTGAATTCCACAATGGAATCCGTGTCAGCCGAGGCCATCCGCGTAACCGAAGGGGCCAACGAGATCGCCTCTCCCTCGCGGCTGTATATGAACATCGGCCAGGAGATCATCGCCGGTATCGTGGCCGGGCTGGACGCCGAGCAGGACACCCTCTACGGCAAGCTGACCGACATAGCCAACACCCTCTACGGCATCGGCAACCGCGTCTTCGGGCTGCAAGCCGACGCCCTGGGGGCCGACATCGACGCGACCATCGACCGGATGACGGCCGCCTTCGACGCGTTGCGGCAGACGTTCGGCGACACGGTGGTGGACAACCTGCTGAACATGTCGGAGAGCAACCGGGCCTTCTTCGTCGCCTGGCTGCGCGGGTCGTCGGCTTACCAGAACAACGTCGAGGTGCAGCGGAATCTGGACGAGGTCATCCGGCTGGCGAACGAGCGCAACGCGCTGGAGCAGGAGTACATCCGGCAACAGGATGAGCTGGCGGCGCTGGAAGCGGAGCGGTCGCGGCTCGACTTCCTCCAGACGCAGGTCGAGCTACTTGACCTCATCCGCGAGAACAACCTGGGCGCGGACATTCTCGACGGCCTGACGCTGGGGCTGGACGCCTCCATGACCGACATTCTGGCGGCCATGACCGAGGCCACGCGGCAACTGGTGGAGCGGGCCAACGACGAACTTGAGATCGCCTCGCCGTCGGCCGTCTTCCGGCGCATCGGCGAGCGGGTGATGGAAGGGCTGGCCGGTGGCTTGTCCCAGACCCGCGACGTGCAGGCGCAGATCGCCGAGACGACGCGGCACATGACCGCGCTGGGCCTGGCCGACACGCGGGCGCTGGAAGGGCGCTTGCAGGCCGGGCTGAACCGGACGATCCGGGTCGAGGCGCAGGGGTTGAACCCCACACAGCACGTCGCCATCTACGGCGGCTACAACGTCGAGGTGCAGGGGCGGCCGACCACCGACCCGCTGCGCGATCTGTGGCAGGCCAATCTGCCTTATCAGCGGGGGTAAGGGATGTCGCATACGACGAAGGTCATCTCCATCGGGCAATTGAATGTGGCGGCGGGCGGCTACTCGGCGACGCTGGACAGATCGTTCCGGCAACCGGAATCGACCGTCTCGCGGGTGGCGCGAGACACCGACGCGCCCATCGTCACCAACGTCGCCCTGGGGCTGCACGCGCTCTACCTTGAGGTGCTGGTGTTGAGCGCCGGGGTGCCGGCCGATGACGTGGACGCCCGGCGGCGGGCGCTCCTGCGCGAGTTGGATACGACGCGCGGGCCGGTGACGCTGGTTGTCGAGAACGCCACGGGCACACCCCGGACGCGCTACATGCAGTGCATCGTCCGCGCCATCGACCCGAGAGAAGGGCAGGGCGGCGTGGGGTTTACCGTCGCGCTGGAGGCGTATGACCAGGTGCGCTGGCAATCCACGTCCGAGACGATTGAGACGTGGACGATGAGCGAATCCGGCACGCACACCGTCACCGTGGCCGGGGATTTGGACGTGTATCCGGTCTACACCCTGACGCCCGTTGACGGCAAGACCGCGCCCAACTGGCCTTACCAGCGTCGGGTGTTCGTGGAGTGGCGCTCGCCCTATGGCGGGGCGCATCCCATCGACGTGACCGGCGGCGGACTGGACACCAATACCCTGCTGGCGAATGGGCAGATCAACGACGAAACCAACATCGCCGTCATGATGAACGGCCGCATTCACCGCCACTGGACGCCGGGCGGCAACACGACCTACCCCGACGCCTTCGGCACGACCCAGACGCGCATCTGGATCAACATGGAGTTCCAGCCGGCCGTCTACCCGGTCTTGGCTCAGTACGTCAGCGCCACGGCCACGGCCTGGCCGGTGTGGGACGACGAGGGGCTGCCGCCTTCGGGCACGCTCCAGGTCGGGGCGGAGATTGTGACCTACGCCAGCCGCGCCCCCGGCTTTCTCTATGGGGTCAAGCGCGGGCGGTGGGGCACGGCGGCCGAGGCCCACAACGGTTTCTCCAACATTACCCACTACCAGGGCGTCGGCTGGATTCTCTACGGGCCGACGGCCGTCACGCCGGAGGGGATGAAGGACAGCGCCTACCACGCCGCCCAGCCGCCGATGTTCCTCAACTACGGTTCCAGTAACGCGGTGTGGTTCTACGACGAGTTCGCCGCGCCGGGGCGGGCCGGAAGCTGGGTGTTCAACTCCTTCCTCAACAACATCGGCTACGTCACGAAATCGTCCACGACCGGGACGTTCGATTCCACCTGGACGTATCCGTGGCAGGCGTTGGGGCTAAAGGCGGGCTGGACTTCGCTCTCGGTCTTCGCCCTGCGGCTGGCCGTGCCGGTCAAGTCGCTGCGGGTGCAGGGGCGGCGCGTCGTGCGCGGGTCGCCGCTGACCTCACCCAACTCACCGCTTCTGTCGGCGCTATCCGACGACCAGCAGCAGCGGCGGCCCATCTGGCGGGCGACGGAAGGGGCGACGACAACGCCGGCCTGGTTCGATGAGGCGTCGGGCGACATTCGCCCGGCCGCCTTCGACCCCAACCCGGCCGACTATAACCGGCTGTGGTGGGCGGTCAACCACGCCAACCACTTGCAGGCCGACATCCAGCAGATGTGGATCACCCTCGACGACAACTACACGCCCATCGTCACCGTCGGTGCGCAGCAGACGGACTACGACCTCGACGTGACGCTGACCAACCAGACGACGGGGGAGAGCCTGGCGGTGCAGTTCCCCAACCTGGTGGAGGGGGAGAGCCTGGTGATTGACAGCCAATGGCAGACGGTGACCTACACGCTCGACGGCTCCAACCAGTACCACGCCGTGCAGCGGGACGCGGCGCGGCCGAAGTTCCTGCGCCTCGCGCCGGGGGCCAACGAGCTACAGGTGACGGAAACGGGCATGGGCGAGTTGGAGATCAGCGTCGCCTACCGGGCGCGGTGGTACGCCTAAAGGAGCGCCATGACGACATTCACGGCAACGGTGGCCGCTTCGGCCGACGACGCGCAGGAAAGCGACCACGTAAACACCATCAACGGGACGACGCTCAACGCCAACTTTGCGCACCAGATTATCGGGTTGCGCTTCACCGGCGTGACCGTGCCGCCCGGCTCGACCATCAACAGCGCCAAGCTGACGCTCAACCTGCCTAACGCCACCTACGACGACCCGGACGTGACGATTCGCGGGGCGGGTGAGGCCAACCCGGCGGCCTTCACGACCGACACCGACCACCTGTCCGGCCGCCTGAAGACGGGCGCGGCCGTGACGTGGACGGCGACGGCCATCGGTACGGGGGCGCGGGACACGCCCGACCTCAAGACGCTGGTCGAGGAGACGATTGCCATTTCCGGCTGGGCGTCGGGCAACGCGATGGCCTTCTACATCACCGGGTCGGCCGCCAGCCTGCTTCGCATCTACAGCTATGACAACGGCAGCGGCGCGCCGCAACTGACCATCGACTACACCGCGCCGGCGGGCGGGGCCGGGTCGAAGGTTCGCCGCGGCCGTCTGTCTACGAAAGTTGGAGGACTACTATGCAGTATTTAGGCGATTTTGCCGCTTCGGCCACCGTCGATTTCATGTGGTCATCGAACGGCGCGGACGGCGCATCCATCACCCGCAACACGAACGGAACCATCTCGGTCTACAAGGGCAACTCCACGACGCAGACGACGACCGGGGTGACGGATACGGAGGACTTCGATTCCCTGACCGGCGTCCACCACTGCCGCATCGCCACGACCGACGCCTTCTACGCCACGGGCAACAACTACATGGTGGTGCTGTCGGGCGCGACCATCGACGGCAAGACGGTCAACGCGGTGCTGGCTCATTTTTCCATTCAGAACCGCTACGCCCCCACGCCGCCGACGGCCGCGGCCATCTCCGACCAGGTGTGGGACGAGGCTAGAAGCGGGCACGTGACGCCCGGCAGCTTCGGTGAGGGGGTGGTGGTCAACAGCATCGCCAACAATGCCATCACCGCCGCGGCCATTGCCGACAACGCCATTGACGCCGGGGCGCTGGCGACTAGCGCCATTGATGAGCTTGTGGATGGGGTGTGGGACGAGGCTCTGAGCGGCCACGCCACGACCGGGTCGGCGGGCGAGGCGCTCTCCGACGCGGGCACGGGCGGCGGCGGTGGAGCGACGGCGGACGAAATTGCCGACGCGGTATGGGATGAGGTTGTCTGGCTTGACCATCACCTGCCCAACTCGGCGGGACTGTGGCTGACCTACGCCAAACAGGGGACGTACCTCTATAGCTCGGACACGGCGGCCGAGAACCTGAAGAAGGTTGTCGATGGGACGGGCTTAGCCATGCCCAACGTCTCTATCGGCGCGGTCGGCGCGGTGACGGGCACGGTCAACGCCAACATGGTCAACCTGGGCTCGTCTCCGGCCACGTTCGACAAGCTGGTGGCGCTGGCCAAGGCGGCCGTCATCGGCATCGTCAACACCGGCACGAACACGACCACGGTTGTAACCGGGCTGGGGCTGTCGGCGGTCAACGGGTTCTACGTGGGCAAGACGTTCGTCGCCACGAGTGGGGCGAACGCCGGCCAGGGCGGCAAGCTGGTGACGGCCTACGACGGGGCGACCAAGCGACTGACAATCGAGGCGCTGACCTCGGCTATGGCGGTCGGGGACACGTTCGTTTTGGTGGGCTAGGGCTATGGCGTATTCATCCGGCTTCTGGACGTATCGGCGGGGGACAGGGGGAGGCACGCCGCCTCCCCCGCCTCCCCCGCCGCCGCCCATCTTCATTGCCCCGCCGTCGTTGTCGCCTACGGCCTACATCCTGTACGTGGCGAACGCACGCGGCCAGGTCATCGGGGAGATGGCGGGGATGCTGGAGGCGGTCAGTTGGACAACCGACGGCTACGGCATGGCGACGCTCGTCCTGCCGCTGTCGGCGGCGCTGACCTACGGGCCGCTGCTGGAGTTCGGCAACCGGGTGGTGATCGAGTTCTCCAACGGCCTGCCGCCGTGGGGCGGGGTCATCGACGTGCCGCGCGAGACGACGTTGGGCCAACTGCGGGTGCAGATGTACGAGGCGGCCTACACGTTCAACTGGCGGCTGACGCAGCGCAACGCGCTCTACCTGGAGAGCGACGCCCGGCCGGCGGCGGCCGTGCTGGTTGACCTGGTGCGCTGGGCCGGGCTGGACGTGGCTATCTATGAGGCGGCCGGTCAGGGCGACGGCGCGGCGGTGGAGGTGGAGTTTCACTACGAGACGCTGAGCGCGGCGGCCGACAAGCTGCGCGGGCTGGACGGGGCGTTCCACTACTTCCTGCGCCCGCGGCCGTCGGGCGGGCGGCGCATTGACTTCGAGTTAGTCACCTTCCGCGACATGCTGACCGATGACAGTGACCGGGCCATCTTCATTCAGGGGCATAACCTGGTGGACTGGGCGGTTTTGGAGCAGGGGCCGATCTACAACGAAGTGTTGGTGGGCGTGGGGGACTTCCTGGGCGAGAGCGAGGCGGGCGAAACCGACGCCTACGCCGAACTGTACACGGCCACCGACGCGGCCTCGGTGCGGCGCTACGGGCTGCGGCAGCACATGGCGGCCCTGCCGGACGTGGCCGGCGAGAGCGGGCCGGGGCGGGCCGGGGCGCACGCGCGGGCGCAACTGGCGGCGACCTCCAAGCCGCGGCTGCGGGTGCGCGGGGCGTCTTTGAACCTGCCGCCGGGATTGTATCGGGACTTCGGCATCGGGTCGCGGGTGCGGATCGACGCCTCCACGCCGATGGCAACAAGTGAGTACCTCACAGTTATTGGCATGGAGTTTCAGCCGAGCACGGGCACGCTGTCGCTCACGTTCGACGACGGCGGCAGCATCGAGGGGTAAAGGACATGGGAAGAGAGCAGTACTACCAGAACAACCCGCTGGCCGAACTGGCGGCGTTGAAGGCCCGAGTGGCAACGCTGGAGAAGGCGGTGCTGGCCGGGCGCGGCGGGGCCACGGCGGCGGCGGCGGCCGGGATGGCGGGCATCTCATCTGACACGCCGACGGCCGCCTTGCCGCCGGCGGGCGAGATTCCGCCGGTCTACTTCGTGGACTATGAGACGATGATCGCCTATCAGGGCGTGGTGCGAACGGTGGAGGGCAAGGTGCGGCTCTACTTGCAGCCGGTCGGCCGCGTGCGGGCGGCGGGGAGTTAGGGGGAGAGATGACGACTTACTACGTGCATAAGGGAGTGGGTTCGGACTCCAACAACGGGCTGAGTTGGGCCAATGCGTTTAGCTCGCTGACGAAGGCCAAGAACACGGCCGGCAACAACGACACGATCTACGTTCGCGCCGGGTCAACGCCTTACCAGGAACAACTCATTCTGAACAAGAACGGCCAGCGGTGGTTAGCCGATGACGGGCATCAGCCGATCATCGACGGCAAGTACCACGACCAACTGACTGACTTCAACCTCGTCAACAAGCCGCTGGGCACGTATGTCGTCCAGAAGGACAGCAAGGGATCGCAGCCTTCCCTCACTGGCATCGGTGGTGACGACAACGAGTTCGCCGGTTTCTTCATTCGGAACGGGGCGGGGAATGCCCTATCCATCACCGGCGCGAACAATCACGTTCACCACATGAAAATCGACTTCCATTATGGCGCGAACATTCTGATTAACCCCACAGGCGACCCGAATGACTGTCACGATAACGTCGTGGAGGACACTGAAACCTCTCGTGGCAGCATCATGATTTTTGCGCCCAAAGACCGAGAGGAGTGGGGCAAGAAAGAGGACGGTTCGCTTGCAGGCTACATTCAGGTCTGCAACGCCATGAAGAACTGCCATCACAACACCTTCCGCCGGATCATCTGCCACCACCAGAACGGCGAGGCGTTGGTATTGGGCAAGAACAGCGAGTACTGCGTCATCGAGTTGTGTACCGTGTGGAATAACTTCCACATGAATCTGTACATGAACAACACCCGCTCAAGCATTATGCGCTGGAACACCTCCTGGGTGTCCTGGAATGATGACTTCCTGCGCGGTGACAAGCCGGGCAAAGACCCCTGGCCGACGGAGTGCATCGTCATTGGCGACGAGAAGGAAGGCGGAACTTACTCGCGCTACAACCAGGTCTATGGCAACCTATTCGTAGGCGGCAAGGCGGTCATCGGACAGCGCAACGGCAGCAATTACGACACGGTTTTGCGCGACTTCTACTTCGGCTACAACACCTGTGTCGGCGGGGCGGGCGTCACCAAGAACATAAGCTCCTTCGGGCCGTCGGAACTGGGGGATAACCACACCAACGCCATTATCGAGAACAACATCCTCTACCACAGCGGGCCGTTTGAACTGAGCGGCCGATTCTTCCTCAGTAATACGGCTCCCAACGTCAGCGGGCGCGGAAACCTCGTATTTTGGGAGGGCCACTCCGATCTTAACGTGCCCGGCTTCATCGGCTCAGCTATCAAGGCCGATCCGAAGCTCGTCAATCCCAAAGCGCCCATCGTGGACTACGCCGGGAACGGCGACAACCCCAAGTTGGGCACGACGGGCAAGGGGCCGTTCGAGGGGAACAACTTCAACGCCAACAACTACAAGCTGACCGGCTCATCGCCGGCCATCGGCGCGGCGGCCGGCGGCTATCCGTTTGGTGGACATCCCGGCGTCCCGCTGGCCGCGCAACGGGACATTCTGGGCGCGACACGTTCCGACCCCGACATCGGCTGCTACGAATTCGGCGGCCAGGTGACCAACTCGGTCACGGCCGCCTTCAACGCCTCGCCCGCCGCGACCACGCTGGTCGAGGGTACGCAGGTGAACTTCACCGACGCCTCGTTCACGACCGGCTCGGCCTCCATCACCGGGCGGACGTGGACGGTGAAGAAGGCAGGGACGACCGTCCACACGGCCACCAGCCAGAACCTCGCCTACACCTTTGCCACCGACGGCAGCTACACGGTGCAACTGGCGGTGACGGCCTCCGGCGGTCTGTCGGATGACCACATTGTGACCTACACCATCACCAACGACGCGCCGGGTGTGACGGTGACGGCCGCCTTCAGCGCCGCGCCGCCGCAGACGACGGTCGAGCAGGGTACGGTGGTGACGTTCACCGACCAGTCCACCGTGCAGAACGGCACACTGGCCTCGCGGGCCTGGGCCGTCCTGGAGTTGCCGGGCGCGACGGTGCAGGTGGCATCGGGCACGGGCACGACCTTCACCCACACGTTTAACACGCCCGGCAGCTTCCGCGTGCGCCTGACGGCCACGGCCGCGACCGGCCAGAGCGACACCGAGACGCGGGACTACACCGTCAACGCCGTGACCGCGCCGACGGTCAACGCCGCCTTTACCTCGTCCGACGGGGACGGGGTGATTAACGAAGGGGAGAGCATCACCTTCACCAACACCTCGACGGTGGCGAACACGACCATTTCGGGCTACCTGTGGACGGTGACGCGCTCAGGCGGCGCCCCGGCGACCTACACCAGTGCCAACGTCACGCACGTTTTCTCGCAGCCGGGCATTTACACGGTGACGCTGCGGGCCGACACGGCCGCGGGCATCTCCGACACCGAGACGATGACCGTGACCGTGCTGGGGCAGACCACGGCGGGCATGGACGCCATGATCGTCCCCCACTCGTTCGCCCTGGCGACTTCGACCGGCACGCAGACGGTGACGGCCGCGGCCCTGGGCACGAAGATTCCGAAGGGGGTTCACCTGAAGGTGGTCGGGGCGACCGTGGCGGGCACGGCGGCGGCCGGGGCGCTGCTGAGTGAGGGCGCGGCCGACGGGCAGGCGCAGTGGGTACACTGCCGGTTTTCGTCCGACAATGAGGCAGTCCAGACGGCCGCCTGGCGGCGCTTCTCCACAGCGAAGATCGCCATGACCATTGACGCCACCGGGGCCAAGACAGGCGAGGCGGCGTTCGTGAAGTTCGTGCCCGGCGGCATGGAGTTGAACGTCACCGACGCCTTCCCGGCGGGCTACCTGGCTGAGGCGGTGTTCTACGCCGGGGATGCAATGGAGTTCTGGGCCGGGACGATTCCCAGCATCGGCGCGGCCGGCCAGACGCGCACGGTGACGACCGGCATCGACCAGGAGGCGGTTTACCTGTGCTCCACCTGGGCGGCGGTCGAGGACGTAGCCGAGGCCCACGCCGACATCTCGCGCGGCTGGGCGGTACGCAACACGACGCAGTACCACATCCGCAACCGCGACACCTCCGGCGCGGCCGAAGGGACGCTTATCTCGCGGCTGCAACCGCGCATCGCCTCGTCGGGCGACGGCACGCCGGGCTACTGCTCGATTGAGGCGGTAGCGTTCACCGCCGCCGGGTCGTTCGGGTTGCTGCCCTACGCCTCGACCATGAACCGGCCCTGCTCCATGTTCGCCTTCAAGGCGGGCGGGGCGGCCGTGTGGCTGGGCATGGTCGAGCTTGCGCCGGCCACGCCGCTGGCCGTGGCCCTGCCGTTCGAGGCCCAGACGGTGCAGGCGATCACCTCGTCCTACGGGCAGGTGACGGTTGACCCGGCCGGGCAGTTGGGCGGGACGGACGCGGAGGGCATCGGCTGGGCGACCCACTCGACCCACGGGCCGTATGCCTACTCCGGCAGTATCACCGGCGACCAGGGGGCAATACCGACCGACACCCACTCGCTGGCCGGGAGCGGCTTCCGGGCCGTGGCCGCGGGCGGCGGCGACCTGTTCAGCGGCACGCCGGCGCTGGACGCCGATTCGTTCGACGTGACCTGGACGACGGGGCCGACCGGGCGGCCGCGGCTCATCCTGCTGGCGGTGGAGGCGGGCGAGGAGGTGGTAGACCCCGGCGACGCGCCGACGGCCGACTTCACCGTGACGACCGAGGTAGACCCGGCCGGCGGGCGGCTGGTGGCCACCTTCGACGGCTCTATCTCCAATGGCAACGGCGAGACGATCACGGCCTGGGCGTGGGAGTTTGGCGACGGGACGACCTCGACCGGGCCGACAACGAGCCACCTGTACGAAGGGGCCGGGTCGTACACGGTGACGCTGACCGTGACAACGGCGGCGGGGACGGACAGCAAGTCGGTGACACTGGTCGTGCCGGCCGCGCCGCCGCTGCAAGCGCCTACCCTGGTGGGGCCGATTGACCCGGCGACGAGCGGCGGCGATACGCCGAACGAGATTGACGAAGAGACGGCCAGCCACACGCACGAGATTGCGGGCAAGTGGATGAAGTTCAAGCCGCTGACGGACGAGGAGTTCTGGGATTTCCAGTTCTCCGAACCCGACCCGGATCATGTGCTGCTGGCGTTCTGGAATGACAGGTTTGTGGTCAAGCGGCTGGATGGTGTCATCCGCCACCTCTATCCGACGACGCTGCCGCCGCCGGGATCGGAGGGGGAGTAGATGGGCATTGTGGCGGCGTTCCTGACGGCCGCGGGCGAGCGATACTCGCCCATGCTGGTGGGGCTGTGGCTGGCCCTGGGCGGTTTGTCGTTTCTGGCCCGGCACTGGGCGCAGACGCGCCACGGCCGCATCCGCGAGTATGGCGCCGCGGCCGTGGGGCTGGCCGCGGCCTTCGGCGGGCTGGCCCTGTTCTACGCCATACTGTATCTGGCGGACATGCCCTATCCGGCGCGGCAGGGCGCGGGGCGCATCCTGCTGACGCTGCTGGCCGGGGCGGCCGTCGGTTTCAATTGGGGCGGCGTGGTCGCCGCGGGGCGAGACCTGCGCGACGCAATCACGAGGCGCGTATGAGTCCTGAACTGGCGCTGACCGCGCTGCTGCTGGCGGCCGTGGCGGTCATCGTTCTGCACTCGGCCTGGCGCGGGCGGCGGTCATCGACCATCTTCACCCAGATGGATCACCTGACCGACCAACTGGAAGAGCTGACCCTGCGCGTCGTCGGGCTGGAGTTGAACCTGTCCGGCTACCGCGTGTGGTCGGCGCAGCTGCGCGGCCAGGTCGTGGAGCTGGGTGGGACGCCCATCCCGCCGCCGCCGTGGCTGGTCGTGACCGGGCCGGCGGCGGCCGACGGCGGGACGGATAACCCGCTGGTCGCCATCTACCACCGGATCGGCGACCACTTCTCGGTAGAGGAGATCGACAACCTGGCGCGGGACATCGGCCTGGACGCCGAGGAGCTGGGCGGTGAATCGAAGTCGGCCCGCGCCCGGCATCTGGTGGAGAGCGCCTACCGGAGCCACCTGTTGCCCGATCTGTTGCGCGTGGCGCAGCAGCGGCGGGCGACGGCCGACTGGCCGTCGCTGGCTTCGGTCAAGGCGTATCAGTCATCTATTGGTAAGAGCAAGAAGTGAAAGGAGAGCTATGGAGAACAATCTGTTGACGATGGGCGCGGGTATGCTGTTGTCGCTGGCCTTCGGCTACCTGCCCGGGCTGCGCGGCTGGTATGAGCGCCAGGACAGCCAGCGCAAGGCGCTGGTCATGCTGGCGGCGCTGGCGGCGACGGTCGTGGTCATTCTGGTCGGGTCGTGCTACCTGCGCTACGCCTGGATTACCTGTGACGAGGCCGGGTGGAAGCTCCTGGCGTCGATGTTCCTGTACGCGCTGCTGGCCAACCAGGGCACGTACCAGATCACCAGGCATTTCAAGCAGGCGGCTTAACGCGCCCTGGGGTAGCGGGGTTCGGGTGAACGGACTGGGCGCGGAGTACTGGCACAACCCGGCGGGGGGGGGGGGGGGGGTGCCGGCCCGGCCGCCCCCGACCCGTCCCAATATAACAAAC